GCTGGCACCGTCCAGGCGGGCACCGTCCAGGCGGGCACCGTCCAGGCGGGCACCGACCAGGCTGGCACCGTCCAGGCTGGCACCGACCAGGCGGGCACCGACCAGGCTGGCACCGTCCAGGCGGGCACCGTCCAGGCGGGCACCGTCCAGGCGGGCATCGTCCAGGCGGGCACCGTCCAGGCGGGCATCGTCTTCGACCGCCCTTCGGGCGGCGAAACCGAGCTGATCCCATCGCGACATCACTGCGATGTCAGGAGGCAGCTCGCACTCGAAGCAAAAGCCCTCGTTCCATCTGTTCGGAATGCGGAACATCGTCGGAGCGGAGGGGGCGGACAGCCCGGGCGCGTCGCTCATGCCGCGGCGCCGGCGGCAGGGTTGGCGGCGAGCGGGGCAGAGGCGCCGGAGACGCGGCGGCGCGGGTCCAGAGCATCCAGACTGTCGCGGTAGAAGCACAGGATGTAGGCGCGCGTGGCGCTGGTGCGGCCCAGCTCGGGGCGGCGCGGGCGATGAGCAGGCCGGGCAGGGTGGCCTCGCGCACGGCGATGTCCTCGAGCGCGCTGACGAACTCGTCCTCCAGGCGCAGGGAGGTCCGTTTGCCGTTGACGAAGCAGTTCCGGGAGACGGGCATCAGGACACCGGACCGGCGGCGTAGAGGTGGACAATGCCGCCGGCGCCGTCGCGCACGTCAGTGCCGGCAACGGGGCGGCGCCGCCGTAGACCAGGTCGCCGGCGCCGAGCAGGACGTCGGCGGTGCCGGTGTCGGACAGCACCACGGTGTCACCGAGGTAGCCGGCGCCCGTGGCCTGCACGCCGGCGGCGATGATCGTGCTGTGCCCAGTCGAACTGGCGAAGATCATGTCGGCGCCCGCGGAGATCACCGTCGAGAAGCCGCACATCAAGACGAAGGTGCTGCCGTCCTGGGTGGTCTGCGCCACCTGCCCGTCGGAGAGGAAAAGGGTCGGCATGGGGACCTCCGGGGCCGGCGCGGGGTGCGGCGGCGACGGAGGGAGCGTGCGACACACGCACAATCGTGGTCAAGCAGAATGTGCGTTTTACGCACACCAGAATTTATTTAGGTCGTTTCAGTGAGCGGCCGAGCGCGAGCCAGTGTTGCAGTGCGTCAACGTCCATGCCGGTGACGATCATCTGCACCTCGTCGAGAACCCGCACCATCTCCGCCTCTTCCGGGGGTGACGCGAGTTGCCCGACAGTGATGCCATACAATCTGGTAAGTGCCTGAGTTTGCTTGGACGATAGGGTCACTTCGCCGCTTTCGTATCGCCCTACAGTGGTATGGGCAACCTCAAGCGTGTTGCCGACACGTTCCTGAGTAAAGCCGAACTTCTTGCGCCAGGCGCGGAGGTGCTTGTGCATGAGAAAGCCTGTCGCCCCCGCTACCACACCGCTACGCTCAACGGCGCACAATGTGCTTGACGCGCACGTGCGCCGTACGCACATTCTGCGGCATGGAACTGCGCGCATGGCTTGCAGAGCGAGACACCACACCTTCTGCGTTCGCGCGGGAGCTGAATCTGTCGCACAGCACCATCACGCGGATGCTAAACGGCAAGGCGAGACCCTCGGCGCGCGTGGTCGAGAAGGTGTTTGCCAAGACTGGCGGCAACGTCACCGCCAACGACCTGTTCAACCAGACTCAGGCGAGCGCGGGCTGATGCCGCACTCAACCCTTCTTCCCATGCCGCACGATGAACTCGCGCAAATCCACGATCTCGCCCGTCTCAGCATCGGCCGCGGTGACGACGCGATCGACACGAAACGTCCGGGCGCCCCTTCGCATCAGGCAGTATGCCTGGATGACCTTGGGGCGCGGATCGTCGCTGCCCCACACACCTCGAACGCCGGTTGGTCTGACCTCGCGGTCGGTGATCTCGTTCTTCTCGTCTTGGTATCGCAGCAGCAGGTTTGGCGCGCCGCGCAGCGACACTTCCCACTGCCGGGCAGGCTTGAAATCCCAGTTGCCAGTCTTCTGCGCGACCGCCGGAACCTGCGGGTCGAGGATCGCCAAGGCGTCCGAGAGACGACGTCCGGCAGCGTCGATGTCCAGTGGAGCGGCAGACCGCACAGGCTGTCTGATCTGCTTGGGCTTGCGCGATGGCGGTCGCCACAGCAAGCCGGTGAACGCTATCAACGGGAAGGCGAGGAACAGCGTGCCCACGACCTCGACGGGCGGCTTGTTGGAGGAATCGCCGAGCGGCAGCAGGCCGACGAACGCGACCATGACCGCCTGCGCGACGCGCGAGGGCGACAGGCGACGCAGCCCCGTGCCGAGCAGCCATGCCGCGTAGGGCAGCAGCAGGCAGGTGATCAGCAGCTCGAATCCCGCGAAGGAGGTCAGCACTGGGCCGCTCCGCCGTCACGCGGGCGCGGATGTGCAAGGTCGGGCATCGGGTTCCTCCGTGGGTGTGTCGCAACCCCATGGTGGACGGGCCGGCGGCGGAGCGGCAACGCCCGCCGCCGCGCCGCGCAGGCGAGCGCCGCGTGATGACGCCCTTCGAGACCCGCATGGCGTGCCTCAAGCTCGCGATCGGCGAATCGACGCCGCTCACCCTGGATGTCGCCCTTGAGGTTGTCGCCGTCGCGAAGGCGTATGCCGACTTCGTGCTGCAGGAGCCCGGCGATCCTTCGGCGGCTCCGATGGTGGCCGAGGGCGGACGGGTCGGCAACGATCCGTCCGCCGAGGGCCTCCGCTGATGGGCGCGCGCAGCGGCACCCCGTTCGTACCCTGGACCGACGCGGAGGGCGCCACGCTGCTGCGGCTGCGCGCCCAGGGCCTGTCCTTCCGGGCGATCGCGGCGCGGATCCCGGGGCGGTCCGACACGGGCCTTGAGCAGCGCCATCGCCTGATGCGCCTCGGCCTGGCGCCCGTGCCGCCCGGCTGCACGAGGCCGGGGCAGGCGGGGGCGGGGGCGGTCGCGGCGCCACGCGCCGAGCCGGCGGCGCGCAAGAGGCCGGCGCCGGTCGAGCGGGCGATCGAGGAGCGCCCGGAGGCGCCGCGCCGTGCCCAGCCTTCCCACGCCGTGCCCTCCCCGCCCGAGGCCGAGCCCCAGCCGTCGCTGCCGCCGCCCGCCTGCGCGGCGCTGACCGGCCAGCCGATCGCGGTCGCCGCGCAGCAGGATCGCCCCGCCCGTGCGCCGCGCGAGTGCACCTGGCTGTCGGGCGATCGCCCGTTCGTGGGCTGCAGCGAGCCCGCCGTGCCGGGCAAGTCGTGGTGCGAGGCGCACTGCCAGATCGGCTTCGTGCGCCACGCCTCACGAGCCGCACGGGAGGCGGCCGATGCCTGACGTCCGCAGCCACCAGGCCCACCAGGCGAGGCGCAGCATCCCCGCGCGCAGCAGCCGGGCAGGCGGCGGGGCCAGGCGCGCGTGCAGCGCGTCCAGCCCCGCCATCATCGCGGCGAACTCGTCCGGGGCGCGCGTCGCCGCGCCTGTGCCGTTCTCGTCCATCCGCGCCCTCCCTGCCTCCGGCCTCGACACCCGGAACAGTGGAGGGTGCGCGTGCCCAAGTCTCGCCGCGAAAGACGCAACAATGACGGTATCTCGGTGAGCGCGTCGGCGGCATCGCGTCCGGGCGAGGACCTCTGGGAAGTCCTCGCCCGGACCTATGGCCGGCTGCGCGGCGCCGCCAAGGTCCTGGCCGAGGACGGCGACGCCAGCGAGGCCGCCGCCGGGAACTGGCTGCGCAAGCGCAACCTGCCCCAGTACGAGAGCCTGATCGCGCTGATGGCGGCGAACCCGGACGTCAACGATGCCGTGCGCCGCGCCGTCGCGCGCAGGGCCGCCGCAACCGACGCCAGGAGGGCAGCATGGAGGTCGTCTTATGACGCGGCGCTGGCTCCGCTGCCTGCTCCTGAAGGGAGCGGTGGCGGCGGACTGGATCGCGGGCCTGTGGATCTCGCTGGCGGACCTGCTGACCAGGATCTCCGACCGGGTGTGACGGTCGATCGGCGGCGGGGAGGCGGCGGGTGAGCGCCAGCCTGGCGACGCCCCCCCGCGCGCTGCTCCCGTGAGCGCAGCTGGCGGCAACTCGGCGAAGCGGCGCGACGCGGCCGTCGATGCCCTGGTGTCCGCGATGTCGCGGGGCCGCGGCAAGCGGCTGCGCACGCGCGCCAAGGCTGGAGGCAGCGCCTCTGCACTGAGCGCCCGCGAGAAGCTGCTGCGCGGCGCATGGCTCCGCGGGCAGGTCAACGCCCGGCACGGCTGGAAGCGCCGTCCGCCCCGGGCTTGGCTGCTCGGCATGGACAGCGACCTGGAGCGCAACCGGTTCTTCTACGCCGGCTACGACGCGATGAGCCGGCAGCGCCGGTCTGGTCGGGGCGTCACCCTGATGCCGGTGCCCGACCCGCAATGGGTCGAGGCCCTGCACCTGCTCCGGCCGGCGTCCGACCGGGCGCCCGCCGCCACGCGGCCTCAGGCCGTGGCTGAGTGCACCAAGGCGGTGACGCAGTGACCCCCATGCCCCGCCCCGCGAACTCGCCGCTGCCCCCGCGCGTGCCGCTGTCGCTGCCGCTCGCGGTGCCGCTGCCGTGCCTGCAGGCGACCCTGCTGGGCGGCGAGCACGCCCGGTGCGGCGACCCGACCGTCTACGCCGATCGCCCCGTCTCGGCGCTGTGCTGCGCGCTGGTCGACGCCGGGCAGCCCGACTGCGCCCTGGTGGTGCGCTGGTGGGACCTCCAGCCCGCCGAGACCGTGCTGTCGATCCACCGCGCGGCCGCCGACGAGCGGGCCCTGCTGGCGCAGTGGCGGCGCACCCGGGCGGTGCCCGCCTCCGGAGCCGGACCGCCGGCCGCGCCGGACTGACCGTGCGGGGGGGGGGGAGCCCTCCCGCGCGGACGATCTTCAGCACTCGCGCCTCAGGTTTGCCCATGCCCAGATCCCGTCCCAGGCTGCACCGGCCGGCTCCCTACTGGCGACGCACGCGCAGCGCCCGGCGGGGGCGCTAGCGTGGCCCGCTCCGCCGGCGCCGGCGCGGTCCTCGACCAGGTGACGCGCCACCCCGGGTTGCGCGAGCTGCCGCTGGCGTCCACGACGCTGCTGCTGCGCGCGATCGGTGCCATGCGCGAGCTGGACCAGCCGGTGCTGCGCTACGGCAGCCGGGTGCCGGATATGGATTCGCTCGCCCGGGTGCTCAACGTGGAGCCGGGCGAGTTCGCCCTGCTGCTGCCCGGGCTGCTGGAGCGCGACCTGCTGCGCCAGGACGCCGGCGGCGCGCTCTACTCGCCGCTGCTGCTCGAGGTGGAGGAGCGGCGACAGGCGCAGGCGGAGCGGCGCAGGGCCGTCGAAGAGGCCTCGGCGCAGGGCGGCGAGGAGCCTGTCTCCCCCCGCGCCCTGGCCAGCCGCATGAACGGCTCGCGCGGTGGTCGGCCAAGCAGCCGGGCACCCGTCGGCCAGCGGCAGATGCCCCTGATGCAGGTGGTCGCGAGCGCTGATGGAAACCCGACGGGTTATGCTACGACAAACCTGACGGGTTCTTTTTCTGAAACCCAACGGGTTCTTTCTCCAACTCTAGCTCTAGCTGAAACTCAGACTCAATCTGAGGAAGAACAGAGGGTTCCGAGCAGCTCGGGGCGCGCGAGCGCAGGCGACGACGGAACCCGAGAAAACCCGACGGCGAAACCCGAGCCGAAACCCGAGGTGCAAACCCAACTCGGCCAGGCCGTCGATGTCACGGTCCTTGCCCGCGAGCTTCGGGTGATCGCAAGGCTCCCAGCCGAGCCGACCAAGGCGGATCTGTCGACCGTGCGCAGCTGGCTGATCGACGGCCACAGCCCGGCGACGATGCGCGACGTGGTGCGTGCGGGGGCCGCCGACACGAAGGGGCCGATTGGCCACCTCGGGTACTTCAAGCAGGCGATGGCCGCCGCGCGCGTGATGCAGGTCGTGCAAGGCGGGGGCTCTGCCCCTGGACTGGATTCTCTCCCCGCAGCAGCTCCCGCGCCGGACCGCAGGCTGCAGCCGCGTCAGGCGGAGGAAAGCGAGGCGGCCTACCTGCGCCGCACTAAGGGGCTCCGGCCCCTGGTGGCGCCGGCTCGCGAGCCCCAGGAGGACGCCGAGACCTACGGCAGGCGTCTGAGAGCCCGCTTCGACATCGAGGTCACGACCGCCCAGGCCTACGGCGCACCCGCGCCCGTCTGGGAGGAGTACGCGGCTGGAGCGCAGCTCGCCGCGTGAGAGAGATCGGCCGCGGCGTTGTGCCGTGGCCGTGCCGCCCGAGAGGGCACACCGGAGAACACCATGTCCGCAACCACCACCACCGCCGCAATCTCCATGGGCCTGCAGGGCATCGAGGCCCTGGTCGCCATGACGCTCGCCGGCAAGTTGGCCACGCTGAACACCACCGTGCAGAGCAGCCTCGTCGGCGCCACCACCACCGCCGAGGTCGAGATCACCAAGCTGCAGGCGGCGCTGGACAGCTTCAGCACCAGCACGCCGATGGTCGGCACGATCCTCGGTGCCGTGCCGACCATGCTTCGCACGCTCGGTCTCGAGGTGCCGAGCGAGGAGCAGGTCTCCACCCACCTGAAGGCGGCGATCGCCGACGTCGTGGGCGCGCTGCAGACGCCGGCCGCCGCGGCGGCCTGATCCCGGCCGTCTGGATCCTACCGCCTGCCGGGTGAACCGGCAGGCGGCATCTCTTCAATCCCTTGCGCGGAAAACAGGCAGATGCACTTAGTTGTGCAGCCGGGCCGCAAGTGAAGCGCCCGTCGCACACCGCGAGGCGCCGTTGGACGGACCCTGGACTGCCGAGATGGTGCTGGAGCGCCTGGACCGGGCCGGCGCCACGCTGCTCGCCCTGCCGCACACCGGGCACTCCACCCGGATGAGCCAGTCGAAGTTGCCGATCGTGCGCGAGTATGCCGACCTGGTCGGCGCGGAACCCGACGACGAGCCGGTGCTGGCCCCGACCCCGCGCATGATCAGCGAGATGGAGCAGGCGCTCGGGTGGATCGCGCTGATTCCGATCGAGAGGGTCGTGCTGCGGCGGATCGTGGGCGCCCGGTCGCTGTGCCGGCCGGCGACGATGCGGCCGCTGTACGGCTGGCGGCAGATCGGGACGATGGTGGGCGCCAGCCACGAGGCGGTGCGCCAGTGGCACGCCCAGGGAATCGACCTGATCGTCTCGGCGCTGCAGAGGCTAGGGCTGTGCCAGGGTTCAGGCGGGCCGGTCGGACCGGGGCCGGGCTACATCCGGCGGCAGATGGAGCGGGATGGGATTGCGCGGGCGAGGGCGCGGCGGGTGCTGGAGGAAGCGTAGCCGCGAGAACTCCCGGTCTCCAGGCCAGCCTGGCTGCCAAGCGAACGGAGAGAGCAATGCCGAGAGGCACAGTCCACGATCAGTCCGTCGAAGCCCTGTGCCGGGCCGCCGCGACCGCGGCCGGGTTTGACCCCGAGGCGCGCGTCGAGCGCGAGAACGCGAAGCCCTGGCCGCGGTGGTGCGAGTATCGCCCGCAGGTAACGGCGGCGCTTGCTGCCGAGCGAGCGACCGCAGTGGCCACGGCGGTGGAGGGCGCCGGCGTCGCGCCCATGGAACAGCCGGTGGCCTATCGCGACGCGCCGCTCAAGGTGTTCGGCGAGCACGAGGAGTCCACCCTGACGCAGATGCGCAACTGCATGGGCGTCGGCAACGTGGTGGCAGGCGTGATCTGCGCCGACGGGCACCTCGGCTATGCGCAGCCGGTCGGCGGGGTGATCGCCTACGAGCGCCAGATCAGCATCTCCGGCGTGGGCTTCGACATCGGCTGCGGCAACATGGCCGTGCGTCTCGACGTGCCCTACAGCGTGATCCGCGAGCGTGCCCCGGCGATCCTGGCCGACATCCGCAGGGTGATCTCGTTCGGCGTCGGCCGGGTGAACGACGAGCGCGTGGAGCACCCGCTGTTCGACGACACGCAGGCCTGGGCTGCGTCCGGCATGGGCGACTACCGCAAGAAGGCGGCCACCCAGCTCGGCACCGTCGGCTCCGGCAACCACTACGTCGACCTCATGGAGGACGAGGCCGGCCTGGTGTGGATCGGCGTCCATTTCGGCAGCCGCGGCCTCGGGCACACCAGCGCCACCCTGCACCTCAAGCTGGCGGGCGGGCGCGACGGGATGCACGTCCCGCCAGTCGTGGTAGACGAGGACGGCGAGATCGGGCGGCAGTATCTCGCGGCCATGGAGCTGGCCGGGCGGTACGCCTACGCCGGGCGCGAGTGGGTGGTCGAGCGCGTGCGCCAGATCATCGGCGGTGCGGTGACGGAGAGCCACCACAACCACCACAACTACGCCTGGAAGGAAACGCACGGCGGGCGTGACCTGTGGGTGGTGCGCAAGGGCGCGACGCCGGCTTTCCCCGGCCAGACAGGATTCGTGGGCGGCTCCATGGGCGACGATGCCGTGATCGTCCAAGGCGTCGACGGCGAGGCATCCCGCCAGGCTCTTTACTCGACCATTCACGGCGCCGGCCGGCTCTTCGGGCGGATGCAGGCGAAGCGCACCTTCACGCACGGCCAGATGGACGCGTGGCTACAGAAGCGCGGCGTGCTGCTGGCCGGCGGGGACCTGGACGAAAGCCCGATGGCCTACCGCCGGCTGCCGGAGGTGCTGGCGCAGCAGGGCGAGACGATCCGGGTGCTGCACACGCTGCGGCCGTTTGCTGTGGCGATGGCCGGCGACGGCGAGTTCGACCCGTTCAAAGATTGATCGGTCACACAAGTAGGCTGGCGACCGGCTGCCGGAGAGTTTCAGGAGCGAATTTCCTTTTACGGAAAGCCCATTTTCACGCTTGACGCGGTTGACACTTTCAGCCAGTGATTTTGCCATGCTCGCGGGTATTGCGGGTGCACCCTTAAAATTCGGTCTCCTGCATGACGCACGGTCTTCGCCGCGGCTCCGTGGTCGCGTGCGGCCGTCGGCTGTTCGTGGTGTGGGACATCAACGACGCGAGCCACGGGGCGACGTGCTTCGTCGTGCGCTCCGTGCGCCATCGTCGTCGGCACCAGGTCGAGATCCCGCCGCTGGAAGGCACAACCCTCGGTGTCCGCACCGGCGAGGTCATCGAGGCCTGGCAGCCCCGCGTGCTGCAACTCGCCAAGCTCAAGCACCGCGGCGAGCTGGTCGGGACGACAATCTGCACCCTGGTGCGCGCCGTGGCCGCCTGCAGCGGCGACGACTTGGTCGCCGCGAAGTGGGCGGCCGAGAAGCGCCACGCGCACGAGGCGCTCGACCTGCAGTTCGGCATCGCGCGTCGGGCGGACCAGATCGAGGGCGGCGAAGAGCCGCAATAACTCGCAGTTATGTGGCGCGCCGAGCCGCCGTCCTCGGCGCCGGCGCGCGCATAAGAGACGCTATGTGGCAGGGCGGGGCCCTGCCTTTCTGAGGTGGGAAACGTGGCCGAACAGGCACTTGTCGGTGTTCAGTCGGCCGCAACCGTGGTTGCGGTCCAGGCCGACAGCGACGAGATGCTGGCTTGCCTTTGGCTGCACGGCCGGGCCGCGAACACCGTGTCCAGCTACCGCACCAGCCTGGTGCAATTCCAGGCGGAGGTCGGGCTGCCGCTCCACCAGGTCACGCTGGGCGCGCTGCAGGGCTGGGCGGACAGGCTGGCGGAGGCGGGCCTCTCGCCAAAGACGTGCGTGGTGCGCCTCGCAGCTATCAAAAGCCTGTTCGCGTTCGGACTTCGGCTCGGCTACCTGCCGGTCGACGTGAGCGCCGCGTTGCGGCTGCCGAAGCTGCGCGACAAGCTGAGCGAGCGCATCCTGCTGGAAGAGCAGGTGCAGCGGATGCTGGCGGTGCAGGACGATCCTGTCGCGCACGCGCTGGTGCGGCTGTTCTACGTGTGCGGCGTGCGGATCAGCGAGGCGATCGCGCTGCGCTGGACGGACCTGGTGCGACGCCAGTCGGGCGGGCAGGCAACCGTGTTCGGCAAGGGCGGCAAGACCCGGGCCGTGCTGATCCCGATGGGGCTCTGGAAGGAGCTGGCGGCGCTCCGCTCGACCAGCCAGCCGGACGAGGCGGTCATCTCGGGCGCGGACGGGCGACCGCTCAACCGCAGCGCCGCGCACCGCCTGGTCAAGCGGGTCGCCGAGCGCGCCGGCGTGCCGGCAGCCTCGGCGCACTGGCTGCGGCACAGCCACATCAGCCACGCGCTCGACAACGGGTGCAGCTCGGTGGTGGTGCGTGACACGGCCGGGCACGCCAGCCTGACGACGACGTCGCGCTACGCGCACGCCCGGCCCGGGCAGTCGAGTTCGACCTTCATTCGCGAGGACGCGAAGTGACCACGCCAACCACGGTTGCGCCGCCCGCCGACTGCATGTTGGACGCCTCCGGGCGCTACGTGCCGTCCGCGCTCGTCAAGGCCGAGCACAAGCTCGAAGACGAGCTGGTGCGCGAGATGCACGCCGAGGCTCTCCAGCAGAGCGCCGCGATCCGCGCGTTCAAGGATGCGTCGTTCGAGAAGGTCGACACCCTGCTGGCGTTGCTGGACGAGAAGCACGGCGCCAAGCCGGGCGGCGCGAAGGGCAACCTCACGCTGTCCAGCTACGACGGCTCGCTGCGCGTGCAGGTTGCGGTCGGCAATCAGGTCGAGTTTGGCCCGGAACTGCAGGCGGCCAAGACGCTGATCGATGCCTGCATCGAGGAGTGGGCGGCCAGCAGCGGGCCCGAGCTCCGCGTGCTGGTGAATGACGCGTTCGACGTGGGCAAGGAAGGTAAGCTGCGCACGGACCGCATCCTCGGGTTGCGGCGGCTCGAGATCACCAAGCCCGAGTGGATCAAGGCCATGGCGGCGATCGGCGACGCGGTCCGCGTGGTGTCGAGCCGTCGCTACGTGCGGTTCTACCAGCGAGCCAAGGCGGGCGGCACCTTTGACCAGGTGCAGCTCGACATCGCCCGGGCCTGACCAGGCCAGCCAACGACGATTGCCCTCGCTCCCGGCGCGCCTCGCGGTGCGGCTGAAGGAGCGGGGGCGCGAGCTGCTTGCGGCAGCTCGAGCCGCGCGCTTGTGCCGCGCACGGTATGACCCGTCCCGCCCACCCTCCGGAGGGCAGGACAATAGGACGCCCTTCTGGTGGAGAATTTGCTAACGCCGGCCTTGCCGGTTCGCCCGCCCGCCGGCTACGTCGGCGGCAAGCGGCACCTCGCGCGCACGATCATCGAGCGCATCCGCCAGGTGCCTCACACGACGTACGTGGAACCGTTCGTCGGGATGGGAGGCGTGTTCCTCAGGCGCCCCTTCCGGGCGAAGGGCGAGGTCATCAACGACCTCAGCCGCGACGTCACCACGCTGTTCCGCGTCCTGCAGCGCCATTACGTGCCGCTGATGGACATGCTACGTTGGCAGATCACGAGCCGGGCGGAGTTCCAGCGCCTGCTCGCCGCAGCGCCCGACACGCTGACCGACCTCGAGCGGGCGGTGCGGTGCCTCTACCTCCAGCGCCTCGCCTTCGGAGGCAAGGTCACAGGACGCAGCTTCGGCGTCGACGGCCGCGGGCCCGCCCGCTTCGACGTGACGAAGCTCGGGCCGCATCTCGACGAGCTGCACGACCGGCTCGCGGGCGTCGTCATCGAGTGCCTGCCCTTCGGGCGGCTGATCGAGGCCTACGACCACCCCGGGACCCTGTTCTACCTCGACCCGCCCTACTGGGGCAGCGAGCACTACTACGGCCGCGACGCCTTCGCCCGGGAGGACTTCGAGCGCCTGGCCGCGCAGCTCGGGGGCATCAAGGGACGCTTCCTGCTGTCGCTGAACGATGTGCCGGGCGTGCGCGAGACCTTCGCGCGCTTCCAGATCGAGGCGGTCGCGACGCTCTACCATGTCGGAGGCGGCGCCTCGACGCAGGGCAAGGCGGTCGGCGAGGCCGGCGAGCTGCTGATCTCCGGCGGCAGATGCATGTGACCGCCCGCATAGGAGGGGCGCCGCAGGAATGACATCGCCATGCCGACGCGAGCGCCCACACACCGGCCTCATGTCGGTGACCAGGCGCAGTCCGGGGCCGCCTATGACCGCAAGCGCGGCTCGGCTGCTGCACGCGGCTACGATCGCAAGTGGCTTCGCTTCAGAGCGGCCTATCTGGCGGCCCACCCGCTGTGTGCAGACTGCCAGCAGATCGGACGGATCGAGGCAGCCACCGAGGTGCACCATCTTGAACGGCTGCGCGACAGGCCGGATCTCCGGCTCGTTGAAGCGAACTGCCGAGGCCTCTGCAAGCCGCACCACAGCGCCCGCACTGCGCGCGGCGAGTGAGGCGGAGCGCCTGACCCCCTAGCCACCCACGGCTGCCGAGACAGGCCTGCAGGCGGCGGACCGAGGCAGGCACCCCATAGGGGGGTCACCGGTTGGATACCGCTTCGGATGTGGACCGGACCCCCAACCTTTTTTGGCGCGTGCAGATTAAATTCCGGCGGCCAATAAAATTTGCGGACCCGTGAGGGGATGAAGCGCGGGCCGAAAGCTGAGCTGCCGTCGGTGAAGTTGCGGCGCGGCACCCACCAGCCGTGCCGCGACGCCGGCCGCATCGAGCTCATCGAACCGGACGCGCTGCCGGTGCAGCCCGACTGGCTCACCGACGACGGCCGCCAGATCTGGCTCGACGACATCGGCCGCATCTCCGCGCACCGGCTGGCGAGCGAGAGCGACAGTACCGTGTTTGCGAACTACTGCAACCTGCAGGGCGCGATCGTGCGGGCCTGGCGGTCCGGTGCGGTGCCTCCGGCCGCGCACCTGATGGAGGCGCGCAAGGTCGCGGAGCAGTTCGGGATCTTCGGCGCCAAGAGCCGGGTGAAAAGTGGCGGCGATGGCGCGAGCTCGGGCAACCCGTTCGCCCGCAACGGCCGGCGCTGAGCCGGACCGGGACTACACGGCGACGGCCAGGGCCTATGCCCGCAACGTCCTTGCCGGGCGCGTCGTCGCCTGCAAGTGGGTCCGCCTCGCGTGCCAGCGCCACCTCGACGACCTGGCGCGCGCGAAGGCCGACCCGGGCTGGGGCTTCGTCTTCAGCCCCTGGCACGCGCGCGACGTCTGCGACTTCGCCGAGAAGCTGCCCCACATCGAGGGGCGTTGGGCAACCCCGACGATCCGGCTGGAGCCGTGGCAGGTGTTCTGCCTTTGCGTCATTTTCGGGTGGCGTCGCCGGGGCGACGGCGGCAGGCGGTTCTCGAAGGTCTACTGGGAGGTCGCCCGCAAGAACGCGAAGAGCACGCTCGCCGCGGTGGTCACGCTCTACTGCTTCACCTGCGAGGGCGAGCTCGCCCCGCACGTCCTGATCGGGGCGACGACCGGCGCCCAGGCGCAGAAGGTGTTCCACCCGGCGCGGATGATGGTGGCGCAGACCCCGGCGCTGGCCGAGGCCTTCGGCGTGCAGGTGTGGGCCAAGAGCCTGACCGAGCGCGGCGGCGGCTACGTCCAGACGATCAACAGCAAGGGCTCCACCCAGGACGGCCACAACCCGCACCTGGGCGTCCTGGACGAGCTGCACGCCCACAAGGACCGGGCGCTCTACGACGTCATCGACAGCGCGTTCGGCGCGCGCAGCAACCCGCTCCTGTGGGTCATCACCACGGCGGGCTTCGACACCAACGGCGTCTGCTACGAGCAGCGCTCCTTCGTGGCCAAGATGCTCGAAGGCATCGTGGTGGCCGACCACTACTTCGGCGTGATCTTCACCCTGGACGAGGGTGACGATCCGCTCGACCCCACGGTGTGGATCAAGGCGAACCCCAACCTCGGGGTCTCGGTCCACCTCGCCAACATGCAGGCCGCGGCCACCGAGGCCCGGTCGCAGCCGGGCAAGATGCCCGAGTTCGCGACCAAGCGGTGCAACGTCTGGACCAGCGCCAGGGCTGGGCACATCAACGTGCTGCGCTGGCGCGAATGCAACGGCGCGGTCGACCTGGAACAGCTCAGGAACGTGCCCTGTTGGGCCGGCCTGGATCTGGGAGCCACGTCCGACCTGACGTCGCTGCGCCTGATCTGGTGGCTGGACGGCCGACTCAAGACCTGGGGGACGCGCTACCTGCCCGAGGCCGCCGTCGAGCCGCGCACGACCCGCAACAGCGTGCCCTACGCCCGCTGGGTCGCGCAGGACTTCATGGGCCGGCCGCTGATCACGGTGACCCCCGGCGACGTCACCGACTACACCTATGTCGAGCGCGACATCCGCTGGGCGCTTGCCGAGTTCAGGATCCTGGCGATCGGCTTCGACCCATGGAACTCGCAGGACCTGGTCAACCGCCTGACCGAGGACGGGGCGCCGATGGTCGCCGTTCGGCAGGGCGCCGCATCCCTGTCCGGCCCGATGAAGGAGTTGGACCGCGCCTACCTAAGCGGCCTGCTGGACCACGGGGGCGACGAGGTCCTCGCCTGGTGCGCCTCCAACGTGGTGCCCAGGCCCGACCACAACGAGAACCTGGCTCCCAGCAAGAGGCTCAGCATGGAGAAGATCGACGACTACGTCGCCATGCTGAACGCGCTCGCGGTGTCGACCGATGCTCGCAAGGCGCCGTCGGTCTACGAGACGCGCGGCCTACTGGTCCTCTGATGGGAATGCTGACCTTCCTGACCGGCGCCCGCGCGTCCGGGCCGCCCGCGCGGGTCGAGCCGCGGCTGGGCGTGGCGGCCGTGCAGAAGGCCGACAGCTTCGCGTCCGCCTCCTACCCGTCCTGGCTGTCGGCCGGCCTGGGTGCGCTGCCGTCGGCGACGGGCCTGCCCGTGACGCCATTCACCGCGCTGCAGGCAAGCGCGGTGTTCAGCTGCGTACGCTGCCTCTCGGAGGACTGGGCCAAGCTCCCGGTCAGGGTGCTGCGCGCCAAGCCCAAGGGTGCCGGCTTCGAGGTGCTGCGCGACCACTACCTGGCGCGCCTGCTGCGCGAGCCGAACCGCTGGCAGGTGCCGGTGCAGTTCTGGTCCTTCGCGTCGACGTGCCTCTCGATGCGCGGCAACAGCTACATCGTCATCGTGCGAGGGCGCGGCGGCGAGCCCCGGGCGCTGGTGCCGGTCTCGCCCGACCGCGTGAGCGTGCTGCTCTCGCCCAAGGGGTGGATGTTCTACCACGTGAGCCACCCCCTAGTCGGCGAGGGGATCACGCTGCACCAGGACGACGTGCTGCACCTGCGGGGTTTCAGCCTGGACGGCTACCTGGGCCTGTCGCCGATCATGGCCTGCCCCGAGGCGATCGGCCTGGCGATGGCCACGCAGCGGCACGGCGCCACGCTGTTCCGCCAGGGCTCGCAGATCCAGGGTGTTCTCAAGGCGGCCAGCTCGCTGTCGCCGGAGGCGGCGAAGCGGATCGCGCAGAGCTGGCGCGAGACCTACGGCGGCGTCGACAACACCGCGAAGACTGCGGTGCTGGAGGAAGGCCTCGAGTACCAGAAGATCGGCATGACCAGCCAGGAGTCGCAGTTCCTGGAGGTGCGCCAGCACCAGGACGTCGACATCTGCGGTATTTTCCGCGTGCCGCCGCACAAGATCGGTCGGCTCGAGGACGCGCACTTCTCCAACATCGAGAACCAGAACCAGGAATACATCGACAACGCCCTGCTCCCGCCGATCCGCCAGGCGGAGGAGCTGATCGCTGCCAAGCTGCTCTGGCCGGAGGACCGCGCGACCATCGAGGTGCGCTGGGACTTCGATGCCTCGCTGCGCGGCGACCGGAAGAGCCGGGTCGATGCCGGCGCGAGCGCAGTCAACGCCGGGCTGCAGAGCGCCAATGAGTGGCGCATCGCCGAGGGCCTCAATCCTTACAAGGGCGGCGACGAGTTCCGGGTGCCGCTCAACACTGGCGCCGCCAGCTTGGCGCCGCCACCGAACGACCCGGCCCGGATCACGGCGTCGCCGGCGCCCGCGGCGCAGAACTGACGGAGCGCATGCAATGCCCATGATCTCGCCGCAGCGCTTCAAGGCGATGGCCCGCAAGGGCGAGCGGCCCGGCGCGGTGACGCTGCGCAAGGAGATGATCGCCGCCGCCACCCAGATCGGCGAGCGCGTGCTGCGCTTCGTGATCAGCACCGCCGCGCCCGACCGCGAGAACGACACGATCGCGCTCGACGGCTGGATGCTGGAGGCCTACCGGCGCAACCCGGTGGTGCTCTGGGCGCACCAGCAGGACCACCTGCCGGTCGGCAAGGCCTTCGATCTCGACGTGGCTGACGGCGCGTTGAAGGCCTCGGTGGAGTTCGTGCCGGCCGACGTCCCCCACATCGGCGAGAAGGCGGAGGCAGTGCTCCGGCTTTGCCTGAGCGGCTTCCTGTCCGCGACCAGCGTCGGCTTCCGGCCGCTCGAGTACGACATCGCGACCGAGCGCGACGACGGGGAGGGCTGGTTCCCGCCGATAGACTTCAGGCGCCAGGAGCTCCTGGAGTTCAGCATCGTGACGGTGCCCTGCAATCCCGAGGCGCTGATCGAGATCCCCGACCTCATGGGACCGGGACCGGCAGGCTATCCGATGCTCGACCCGGCGGCGGAGACGGCCCGGGCGGCGGCCGCGGTGGGGCGGGTGGCCGCGGAAGCGGTGCAGCGCAGCGCGGAGGTCGAGCGGATCGCGGCCTGCCGGGCGCGTCGCGCGCACCAGGTCGGCCTGCTCGAGATGCTCTGACACGGACCGACCGGGACCTGCCGCAAGGCGGGTCACGGTTGCCTCAATCGGCCCTTGGGCAAGGCCGCAGCAACGCCGCGACGGCGTCGCATCCCTCAGATGGAGCCTTCCCCCATGCCCAAGCTGCATGAGCTGCGCCACGCCAAGTCCGTCCTGATCGCCGAGGCCAAGGCGCTCCGGGTCAAGGAGGAGGGCCTGCCCGCCGACCAGGCGCCAGAGCAGTCCGACGTGGATCGCCTCACGCAGATCCGCTCCGAGGTCGACGTGCTCTCGGCCAGCATCGACCGGCTCGACGCCATCACGCAGCTCGAGGCCGACGACGCGCAGCTGGTCGACCCCGATGCCATGCCCGGCAGCGAGCCGGCCAGCGAGGAGGAGCGCACGATGCGCAACCTGCAGCTTCGCCGCTTCACCGGGCACGGTTCGGGCGAGCCCGCCATCCCGGCCGCGCAGAAGGGCTTCAAGGCAGCCCGCTTCATGGTCGGCCTCTGGCACGCCAAGCACGGCAACATGACGAATGCTGCCGCGCTGATCGAGCGCCGCTTCGGCGACAAGGAAGTCGCCAAGGCGCTGAACACCGTCGGCGTCGCGACGGGCGGCGCGCTGATCCCGCAGAACTTCATCCCCGACCTGATCGAGCTGCTGCGCGCGGCCACCGTGGTGCGCGACAGCGAGCCGATGATCATCCCGATGCCCGGCGGCAACGCGACGATCCCGCGCCTTGCCGCCGGTGCGACCGCCGGCTACCAGGGCGAGCTCGACGACATCGGCATCTCGCAGCAGACCTTCGATGATCTGCAGCTGAACGCGAAGAAGCTGACCGCGATGGTCCCGGTGTCCAACGACCTGATCCGCCACGCGCCGATCGGCGTCGAGGCGATCATTCGCGACGACCTGATCCAGACGCTGGCGCGCCGCGAGGACATCGCCTTCCTGCTGGGCGACGGCTCGGGCAACTCGCCGATCGGCCTGCTGAACCAGTGCTCGGCGTCGAACAAGCTGAACGCGATCGCCTTCCCGGCGCCCACCGGCAACGGCGCGGCCGACAATGCCGCCATGGTCGCGGTGGTGTCCTCCGTGCTGCAGGACATGATGCTGGTGCTCGAGCAGGGCTTCAGCCGCATGGTCCGCCCACGCTGGATCTTCCCGCCGGCGGTGCATGCCTTCCTGCTGACCCTGCGCGACGGCGTCGGGAACTACGTGTTCAAGGACGAGATCGCGAGCGGCACCCTGATGGGCGTTCCGTTCAAGCGGACCGCCCAGCTGCCGACCAACATCAACACGGCCGCCGCCGGCGCCGCGGCGAACAACAACGGGTCCTACCTCTACCTGGTCGACTTCGCCGACGTGGTGATCGGCGAGACGTACAACATCCTGGTCGATGCCTCGGATGTGGCTTCCTACACCGACGGCAGCGGCAAGTCGGTGAGCGGCTTCCAGCGCGACCAGACGGTGTTCCGCGTCATCAGCGAGCACGACTTGGCGCTGCGCCACCAGGCGTCGGTCGTGATCGCGACGCTGCCCGGCTGGTCGCCTGCCGGCTACACCCCCTACGGCGGCTCGGCCTTCTACGTCCAGGCGCCCAGCGGCGACGGCTCGGCCGCCCCGTCGACCTTCGGTCTGCCGCCCACCGGTTCGGCCAATCCCGGCAACTCTGCCGCAGCCGTGCCGGGCGGCACGCTGCCCGGCCGTCCGTAAGGAGCGCCCATGTCCGACGCCACGACTGAGACTGCCGCCGCTGCGCCGGCGCTCGCCACTCCCGAGCCGCGCCGGCGCGACGAGGTCACCCTGCGGTTCGTCCGCTCCTACCGCTCCTGGAACAGGGGGGTAGAGGCCGGCTTCACTCCGACGATGGCGGACGAGCTGACCCGTCGCGGCGTCGCCGTGGCGGTGCCTGTCATTCGCGAGCCGCTCGCCGGCCGCACGATCCGGAAGGCCTGATCCATGCCCGACGACGAGAAGCCTGATCCCGCCTCGCAGCCCTACCAGACTGCCGCCGAGGCACACGGCATCACCGAGCGCGTCGAGGGTGGCGTGTCGGCCGGTCACCACGACGGCCTGAGCCATACGCCCGGCCTGTCCGAGGTTCCGGACAGCAAGGTGCCGTTCGCCGAGCACAGCCACGTGCATGGCCCGCAGCAGGCCGCCGTCGACCCGGTCGCGGCCGGCCTCGACACGCGGCACCTGCCGTTCAACCGCGCCGAGAACCGCGTGATCGACCGCACGGGCGAGATCGGCTCTGGCGTGCATGCCCCGGGCACCACGCCGGCGGTATCGGACGGCTCGCAGGTCAAGGCGCCGATCGACCCGCCGACGCTGGTGAGCGCGCTTCCGGACAAGTCCCCGGATCCTGGCAGCCAGCCTCCGGCCCCGCCGCCTACCTGAGCTCGCCCTCATGTACTCCGCCCTCGCCGTGGTGTCGCCGCCGCAGGCGGAGCCGGTCACGCTCGATCTGCTTCGCCGCCACATCCGTGTCGACACCATCGACGAGGACGACCTGCTGGCACTCTACTTGGCCACCGCGCGCGCCACGGCCGAGCAGTTCCTGGGGCGCGCCCTGGTCACGCAGACGCTGCGCTGGGTGATGGCCGATGCGCCGCCGGCGAACAGCTTCCCGCTCTACCCGTTCACCGCCTTCATCCTGCCGTTGTGGCTGCCTTACTCGGCTCTGTTCCAGCACCCGGTGGAGCTGCCCCGCTCGCCGGTGCAGTCCATCGTCTCGGTCAGCACCGGGCGGTGGGGGCAGGCCGACGCGCCGCTCGATCCCAGCCAGTATCAGGTCGACGGCGACACAGAGCCGTCGCGGCTGAAGCTGCTGGGTAGCGCGGGCGCCTGCCCGTCCGACCACACGATCGTCGAGTTTGTCGCCGGCTATGCCAGCCCCGACGCGATCCCGCGGCCGATCGTCCAGGCGATCCTGCTGATGGCCGGGTTCCTCTACGAGAATCGCGGCGACGCGGGCGGAGAGATGCCGGCCGTGGCGAAGGCGCTTCTCTGGCCCTACCGGCTCTACACCTTTGGCTGAGAGCGAGGCCGTCGAGATCGGCCGCCTCCGCTGGCCTGTCTACCTGGCCACCCGCCAGCAGGCCGCGCAGGTCGCCGGGACCGGGATCGACGAGACCTTCCGCGACCTGCAGCGCGTCATGGCCGACGTGCAGCCGGTGGGCGCCTTGACCTTCTGGGGCGTGGCCGACAGCGCGGGCGGCCCGGCCGGCGGCAACGGCGGGCTGATGCAGACCGACGCGCCGTTCACCCACCGCATCTTCGTGCGCTGGCTCGACAGCCTGGACCAGACCCAGGTCGTGTTCCGCGCCACCCAGCGCCGCGACGGCAGCACCCGCACCGAGCGGTTCCGCGTGCGCCGGATCAAGGAGCTGGGCGGGCGCAAGCGCTTCGTCCTGATCGAGGCGCAGCTGGAGGAGCTTGAGACTTGAGCGATTTCCCGGTCGGCATGGCCATCACCGCGCCGAGCTACGCCCTGACGCTGGACAAGAAGGCGCTGCGCCGCGTGATGGCCTCGGCGGGCAACGAGGTCGCCGCGGTCGCGCGCGCCCTGGTCCGGCGCAGCGCCGGCGGCGGCCGCACCTATCGAGGATCCGGCGGCTCCTCCGCCTACCGCGGCTACAAGCCCGGCCACTACACCGCGTCCTCGCCGACACAGGCGCCGGTCAGCGTCACCGGGACGCTCGCGCGCTCGATCAAGGCGTACCCGTTCAAGTCCGGCGAGGGCGTCGCGGTGCGCGACAGCGTCTTCTACGCGCTGTTCCTCGAGGTGGGCGCGCAGGGCGGCGTCGGCTCCGGCCGCAAGGGCGTGAAAGGCCGGCGCAACAAGCGCGGCGGCAACGTCGGCTCGCGCGTGCTGACCCCGCGGCCGTTCCTGTCCGAGGCGCTGGACCAGCGCCAGGCGAGCCTGGGCGCGCGGGTCCAGGAAGCCATGCTCGAAGGCATCGCGTTCCGCCGCCTCAAGGCCTGAGCGCGTGCAGATCGACCTGGTGATCGCGCAGCTCAAGGCGCGTGCCCCGATCTTCGCCGGTAACGTCGCCGGCGCCGCCGAGTACGAGAACGCGGTCAAGGACCAGACCTGGCTCAAGCTGCCCGCCGCCTACGTGGTCCCGCTCGACATGGATGCGGGCGAGAACCAGCTGCAGACTGGCCTGATCCAGGTCGTCACCGAGCGCGTCGGCGTCATCGTGGTGATGGACAACCGGGCGGACCGGCGGGGGCAGGGCGCCGCGGTCGGCACCTACCAGACGCAGGCCGCGATCTTCCGCGCGATCCTGAACTGGCGCCCGGACAGCAGCGGCGACAACCCGGGCGCACAGACCGGGAACTGGCAGGCCGACCACGAGTCCCGCGGGTTCACCTTCGCGGGCGGCTTCCTGCGCGGCTGGGACCTGGCACGCCTGTTCTACGAGTTCGACTTCGCGCTCGACGTGACGATCACCGACGACGACGGCTGGCAGCCAGAGGCAGTGCCTCTGACCGACATCGCGATGACGATCATCGACCAGAGCACGGGCGCCACGCTCGCCGTGGTCGACGCCGCACCGTTCCAGGACCCGCTGGCCGCCGCCGGTGGCCCGGCGCTGACCGACGCCGCGGGTGCCCTGATCTTCGCCGACCCGACGCCTTGATCCTGGAGCATCCATGCTTGCACGCCTGATGGCATGGCTGCGCGAGCCCGCGCCACGCCCGCTCGTGGCCGGCTACCAGCCGCGTGCAGGCGCCCAGCCTCCGCTGCCGTGCGGTGGGTCGAGCGCCATGCACCCGCGCCCCATGGGCTGCACCGTGCCCCCGCTCACCGAGGGCCGGCAGAACAAGGGCGGCATCAACGGCCCGTCGCGCATCACGGTCCGGCCGCCGCCGCCCGCGCCGATGCGCCCCAGCATCTTCCCGCACTTCGACGTGGGCCTGCCGCCGCCGAGCGAATGGATGCCGAAGACCACGCTGAACATCCCGATGCCAGCCGGTGCTGCTCCGCCGCGACATGCCCCATGCCCCTGCTGTGGAAGGTGACCCCATGCACGTGAAACTGACCGACGACCCCTCCCGAGCGAAGGTGCGCGGCCCGCACGGCGGCCGGCTGCTGCAGAAAGACGAGGTGCGGGAGGTGGGCGACCACGACCCCTACTGGCTCCGCCGCGTCGCGCAGCGCGACGTGCTGCGGGTCGACAAGGACGGCGCCGCACTTCCGCCGGTCAAGCCGCCGCAGCCCGAGGCCGCCGCCGAGCAGCCGCCCGCCGCCGAGCCGGAGCCGCCCGCCGCGCCGGCTCCGCCCGCCGTCCAGTCGTAAGGGAGCCGCCGGCCATGTCGGGCAGCACTGCCGTCTCCATCAGCATTCCGAACTACCCGGACAGCAACCTGGTCCCGGGCGTCTACGCGGGCGTCGACCCGAGCGGCGCCAACACCGGCAGCGTCGCCCAGCGCGCGCTGCTGTTCGGCCAGGCGCTTGCCGGCAGCACGATCCTGGCCGGCGTGCCCCAAATCGTCTCCAGCCCGTCCCTGATCGACGCGAGCGCGGGCGCCGGGTCGATGCTCGCCGGCATGGTGCGCGCCTTCCGCCGCAGGAACACCTACACCGAGCTGTGGGTGCTGTCGCTGGAGGACGATCCCGCAGCGGTCGCCGCGACCGGCTCCGTCCAGTTCGCGGGCACCGCGACCGCAGCGGGCACCCTCTCGCTCTACGTCGCCGGCCAGGTGGTGGCGCTTGGCGTGGCCGCCGGCGACGCTGGCGCCTCCATCGCGATCGGGCTCCAGGCGGCGACGACGTTCCTGCCGAACCTGCCGGTCGGCGTCGTGGCGAATGCGGCGAACGGCACCGTGGCCTTCACGGCGCTGAACAAGGGCGCGTCCGGCAACGACATCGACATCCGGCTCAACTACTACGGCGCGCAGGCCGGCGAGGCGACGCCGCCCGGGCTCCAGGTCACCATCTCGCCGATGTCGGGCGGCTCGCAGAATCCGACCGCGCTGCCGACCGCGCTGGCGAACCTGGGCAACCAGCCCTTCGACTACATCGCCTGCCCGTACGTCGACACGGTCAGCCTCAACACGGTGCAGGCCTTCCTGAACGATGCGACCGGGCGCTGGTCCTGGCAGCAGGAAACGTTCGGCGGCGCCTGGGCGGCGTTCCGCGGCACGCTGGCGCAGCGCACGACCTTCGCCAGCGGGCGCAATGACCAGCACGTCTACATCATGGGCTTCTACGACAGCCCGAGCCCGGCCTGGGAATGGGCCGCCGACTTCTGCGCCGAAGTCGCGGGCTCGCTGCAGGTCGATCCCGCGGTTCCGGTGACGCAGCTCGCCATGGGCGTGCTGGCGCCGCCGATCGCCAGCCAGGACACGATCAGCGAGCGCAACACGCTGCTGACCGACGGCATGTCGACCTTCACCATCGATGCCTCCGGGCAGGTCATCATCGAGCGGGTGGTGTCGACCTACACCACGAACCCCGCGGGCGCGCCGGACAACTCCTACCGGGACTGCGAGACGCTCTACACCCTGATGGCGGTGATCCGGGACCTGCGGATCCAGCTGCAGAGCCAGTTCGCCCGCAAGAAGCTGGTGGCCGACGGCACGCGCATCCCCGGCGGCAGCAACCAGGTGACGGCGCAGATCGTGCTCGCCGTGGCCAAGGCGCTCTACGTGACCTACTGCACCAGGGGCTGGGCGCAGGACGCGCCCGGCTTCGCGGCGGGCGCGCTGGGGCAGAACGCGGGCGGCGGCCTGGTCAAGCTGCTGCTGCCCGTGCGCGTCGCCAACCAGCTCCGGACCATCGCCATGAGCATCCAGTTCGCCAAGCCCTGATCGGAGCCCTGACCCATGTCCGGCACCCTCTACTCCGGCTCGATTTCCAGCGGCGGCGGCCGGCGCGCGGGCGTCGCCTCGGCCACGGTCGACGGCGAGATCGTCGACGTCGCCGGCGAGCTCTCCTACGACCCCAGCACGGTCAAGCGCGAGACGCTGGAAGGCCAGAGCGGCGTCCAGGGCTTCAGCGAGATGCCCAAGACCGGGCTGATGAAGTTCCGCGCCCGCGACTCCGGCTCGCTGCAGGTCTCGGCGTTCAACACCAAGACCGACAGCACCCTGGTGTTCGTCCTGGCCAACGGCAAGACGGTCTACGGCGACGGCATGTGGAACACCGAGGTCTCTGCGGTGAACAGCGCCGAGGGCACGTTCGACCTGACCTTCGAGGGCGTGAGCGTCGTGGAAAGCACCGTCTGATGGCCGAGACCATGACCCTTGCGAGCCCGGTCCAGACTGATGGCGGGCAGATCACCAGCCTGCTGATCCGCGAGCCGACCTGCGCCGAGATGGCGCGCGCCTGGAAGCACGTCGAGGCCACGAACAATCCCGAGGCGAATTTCCTGTTCGAGCGCGAGCTGGTCGCCGGCGTCGGGGGCTTCGCGCGCCCCACGCTGCTCGACAACCTGTCGATGGCCGACCTGGCCGCCGCCTCGGCGCGCATCAGCAAGCTGATCGACCTCGGGCTGGAGGGGTTCGACCCCGAGAGCCTCGACGCAGAGATCGTCCTGGCCGAGCCGCTGGTCGAGTCCGGCGTCGAGTATTCCACCCTGAGCCTGCGCCCCGCGCGCACCGGCGAGATGCTCAAGGCGCGCGGCCACCTGCGCACGAGCCAGGGCCCGGCCTCCAACCTCGCCTACCAGATGGCGCTGGCCGCTGCGGTGGCCGACGTGCCGATGAAGGTCGTGCACCGCATGCCCGTGACCTCGGTGATGAGGGCGGCGATGACCATCGAGGTTTTTTCCGTCCGGCCCCCGGGAACTGGGTCAGCCTGACCTACGACCTGGCCCAGTTCTACAGGGGCTGGGGGCCGTTCGACGTCTGGGAGCTGACCCCGGAGGAGCTGCTGGAGGCGCTGGCCAACGCCAACGCGATCGTCGAAGCCCGGAAACAGAAGTAGATGGCCGGCGGCTACTCGATCACCATCTCAGCCGTGGACCGCGTCAGCGGCACCATCGACGCCGTCAACCGCAAGTTCGCGAAGTTCTCGGCGCCGGTTAACAGGCTGCAGGCCAGCGTCGCGAAGTTCGGCCAGGTCTCGGGCCTGAACCGCGTCGGCAAGGCCTTCGGCGACATCTCGCACGCCGCGGGCGAAGCGTTCCAGAAGGTCGGCCAGATCGTTGCCCCGCTCGGCGCGATCTCCGGCGCGGCGTCGGTTGCCGGCATGTACCGCCTGGTCTCCGCCTGGTCCGAGTTCGGCTCCAAGCTCGGGAACTCGGCCCAGCGCATCGGGATCAGCGCGGACAGCCTGCAGAGCCTGCAGGGGGCAGCTCGCCTGGCGGGCTCGTCGGCCGGCAGCCTGACCTCGGGGATGCAGACGCTCGGCCAGACGATGTACGACGCGATCGGCGGGCGCGCGCCCGAGGCCGCGGTCATGTTCCGCACCCTGGGCGTCGCGTTCTCCGACGGCGCGGGGCACGCGCGTAGCGTCACCGCGGTGCTGCCCGAGCTCGCCGACAAGATCGCGGCCCTGAAGGATCCCTACGCCCAGGCGCAGGCGGCCACCGCGCTGTTCGGCGGCGCGGCCGAGGACCTGCTGCCGTTCCTGCGCCGCGGCGCGAGAGGGATTGCCGAGTACCAGGAAGCCAGCCGGAAGTACGGCCACACCACCGAGGCCGGCGTCGCGGCGGCCAACCAGTTCCGCGTGGCGCAGGCCTCGCTCGGCCTCAGCGTCGAGGGCCTGGGCAACCGCATCGCCGAGCGCCTCGCGCCCGTGATCTCGCCGATGCTGATGCAGCTGGCCGACTGGATCGCGACCAGCCCCAAGGTGCAGCAGGGCGTCGACGCCCTGGCTACCGGCGCGCAGAGCCTGGGCGAATGGCTGAAGTCGATCGACTGGGCCGCGGTCGGCGCCGGTGCGCAGCACTTCGCCGACGCGGCGCAGGGCGTGGTCGACAAGGTGGGCGGCTGGCAGCCGGCGATCGAGCTGTTCCTCGGCTTCATGGCGGCGCGCTGGGCGCTGGGCGCCGTGGCGCCGTTCCTCAGCCTGGGCTCTGCGATTGGCGGGGTGGGAGTCAAGCTTGCGCTGCTGGCGCTCAACCCGGTCGGCGCGATCGTGGCGGGCATCGCCCTGCTCGGGGTCGCCGGCTACGAGCTCTGGCAGCACTGGGATGCGGTCGAGACGTCGTTTTCCGGCATGTGGGCGGGGGTCAAATCGGCCTTCGACAACAACACCGGATACCTGCGCAGTGCGGTCGAGGGTTTTTCTCTGCTTCCCAAGCTCATCATCGACCACTGGGACGGGATCGAGAACTTCTTCACTGACATGTGGAGCGGCGTGAAAAGCGCGTTCGACGATGGCTGGTCCTACATCCAGCCCATCATCGACAAGCTCAAGGGTGGCGTAGATTTCGTCGCGAACAGCTGGCTCGGCAAGAAGCTGGGCTATGTTGCCAGCGAGGTCGGCGCTGGCGTGTCCGCCGCGGCCGGCGCTGTTAGTGGCGCGGCGTCGAGTGCTGTCCAGGCCGCACCCGCCCTGCTGCAGCGAGGCGTAGCGGCTCTCGACACCGCCTGGGGCTTCGCTGAGACCAACCCCGGTGCCCGCGGCATCCGCAACAACAACCCGCTGAACCTGGGCTATGTGCCAGGCCAGCAAGGCGCCGTCGGCTCGGATGGACGGTTCGGCCGGTACGGCTCCATGGCGGATGGGATCGCGGCATCCGAGCGTCAGCTGCTGCGCTACCAGGCGCAGGGCACGGATACGATCGCCAAGATGATCACGCGCTGGGCGCCAGCCAGCGAGAACGAGACCGGCAGCTACATCTCGCAGGTGTCGAAATGGAGCGGCATCGACCCGAACGCCAAAGTCGACATGCACGACCCGGCTACCGCGCAGAAGATCATCGGCGCCATGGCACGGCGAGAAAGCGGCGGAGTCAGCGCCAGCGAGGTGCAGATGGGCGTCGGGCTGGCGCTGGGCGGTGTGGCTGCGGGTCCTGCGGTGCCCGCAGTGCCTGTAGTGCGTGCGCCAGTGGTCGCCATGGGCGCCCCCGCTCAGCTTGCTGCAGGAGGGCTGCCGGGCAACTCCGGGGCAGGCACCACCGCCTCGGACGGCGTGATGACGGTTCGCCTGGAGCACGCCACCCCGCCGCCTGCCGGCTTCCGGGCCTCGGTGCGCGACACGGGCGGCAGCATGGCCGGCGCCAACATCGAGCAGGCGAACGTGATGGGCACGCTGCCATGAGCGGCTTCCTCGGCGGCATCGGGCAGGTGGCGGGCAACCTCGGCCGCGTGACCCAGGCCGCCGCCGGCATCGCCGGCCTGGCGCGCGGCGTCGGCGCCCTGCTGGGCGGCGGCTTCGGCCCGTACGGCGCCGGCATCAATCCGGCCGCCGGCGCCTGGCTCGCGCAGTTGCAGCCGGCCTCCTGGCGCGGCCTGCCGTTCGCGGTGCGAGAGTCCGAGATCCAGCGCGGCCGCCGCACGGCGGTGCACGAGTATCCGTATCGCGACCAGGTCTGGGTCGAGGATCTCGGGCGCGCGATGCGCCGGGTTGCGTTCAGCGGCTTCGTGCTCGGCGACGACTGCTACCAGCAGGAGCAGGCGCTGCTCGCCGCCTCGGAGCAGCCGGGCTCCGGCGTGCTGGTGCACCCCTCGCTCGGCATGCTGACGGTCAGCCTTCTCGAGCGGATGCACTCGCGCCAGCGCGCCGACCTCGGCCGCGTGGTGGAGGTGACCTTCGACTGCGTCGAGTCCGGCCTGTCCGTCTACCCGGATGGCAGCGCCTCGACGGCAGACGCGGTGGACGAGGACGCCGACGACGCGGACGACGCGGCGGGCAGCGACTTCGCCGCCGACGCGCTGGGCTCGGTGGTCTACGGCGCGTCCGTGGTGCGGGCCGGCGCGCGAACGGCGCAGGGCTTCGTGCAACAGGTGCAGCAGCTCGCCGGAGACGCCCGCCTGGTCACCAGCGCCGTGGCGGGGCTGGTGCCGCCCGCCGGCACCACCTACGGCCGCTACGCAGGCGGCGCGCGGGGCACGGTGCTGCCCGGGCTGACGACGGTGCCGCAGGCCCTGGCGGCGGCCACCGCGGCTCGCACGGCCGTGGGTCTCGCGGTCAGCAACGTCGTCGCCCGGGCCAACGCCCTGTGACCGCCGCATCCGATGCGCTCGCGGCGAGCGTCCAGGCCGCCACGGAGGCGCTGCGCTCCGCGTGCGTCGACCCCGCCGACGCGATCCGCGCCCTGTCCACCCTGGCCGCCTACGCGCCGGCCGGCGCCACGACCACCATCCTGCCGGACGTCGCGTCGCAGGCCGGGATCGGGCTGGTGACCGAGGATGGCACGCCGCTGATCGGCGCGCAGCCGGTCACCGTCGCGATCGTCTCGACGGCACCGATCGGCCTGGCCATCTCGACCCTGCAGTCCGCCGTGGCCGCGCTCTGCCGCCGCGCTGCGCTGACCTCGCTGGGCCGCGCCTGCGCCGCCTACGCGCCCACGTCCTCCGACGATGCGGTGAGCGTGTGCGTCGCGGTCGTAGCACTGTTCGACGCGGAGATCCTGGTCGCCGCCGACGCCGAGGACGACGCCTCCTACCAGGCGCTGCGCCAACTGCGCACGGCGGTCGTCGCCGATCTCGTGACCCGGGCCGCGCAGCTGCCCAGCCTGGTCACCGTGCGCACCGCCGTGCCGATGCCGGCGCTGGCGCTGGCCTACCGCCTCTACCGCGACGCGACCCGAGCCGACGATCTCGCCGCCCGCTCCGGCGCGCAGCACCCCGCGTTCCTGCCGACCTCCTTCCAGGCGCTGTCCGCATGAGCCAGGCGATCACCCGCCCTTCGCCCGCGACCCACGACGACGGCGAGCTGACCATCACCACGGGCGGGATGACGCTGGGCGGCTGGCAGGACATCCGCGTCACCCGCGGCGTCGAGCGGATGCCCGGCGACTTCAATCTGGCGCTGACCGAGCGCAACCCCGATGCGTCGGGCAGCGTGGTGGTCGAGCCGTTCCAGCCCTGCGTGGTGCGGATCGGCGGCGACGCCGTGATCACCGGCTACGTCAACGACTACGAGCCCGAGATCAGCCCCGAGGGCCACAACGTGCGCGTGGTCGGCGCCGGCAAGTGCCAGGACCTAGTGGACTGCTCTGCCGTCGTGCCGAGCATGCAAATGACTACCTCGTCGGCGGTCAGCCTCGCGCAGCAGCTCGCCAAGCCGTTCGGCATCACGGCGTCCTCGCCGCTCGGCACGGTGCTGGTGGACGACTACGGAAAGCCGGCCCAGTTCAACGTCAACCTCGGCGAGACGCCGTTCGAGATCATCGACCGGGTGGCCCGCTTCGCGAAGGTGCTCGCCTTCGAGGGTGCCGACGGCAACCTGGTGCTGGACCAGGTCGGCCGCCAGCAGATGTCGAGCGGCTTCGTGCAGGGCGTGAACATCGAGAGCGCGCGCTGCCGCTTCTCCGCCAGCGAGCGCTTCAGCGAGTACGTCGCCTGCATCATGTCGGCCCAGCAGTTCAGCCAGGTCGACGGCGCGGACGGCAATACCCTTGGCAGGGTTTTCGACAAGGCGGTCCCGCGCTACCGGCCGCGCGTCATCATCTCCGAGCAGGCGACGAAGGCCGGTTTCCTCGCGCTCCAGCGCGCGACCTGGGAGATGAACCGGCGCATCGGCCGCAGCCAGATCCTGACGCTGACCTGCGACAGCTGGCGCGACAGCGCGGGCAAGCTGTGGGAGCCGAATTTCCTGGCGTCCGTGCACATCCCCGCCCTCAAGCTGTTCAATCAGATGTGGGTGATCGGCGAGGTGACCTATCGCCGAGGAGCGGACGGGACCCACGCCGACCTGATCCTGATGCCGCCCGCCGCCTACAGCCCCGAGCCGCAATCCCTTCAGCTCTACCTCTGGCAGGTCGGCCAGTCGCTGGGCCACGGGGCCGCCGCGGCGTCCTCGACCAACGCGCAGGCCCTGGCCGCCGCGCAGTCGCCCGGGACCACCGTGAACTTGACGCCGCCCTCCTGATGCGCAGCTCCGTCGAGAAGGTTTTCGGCCGCGTCCAGCACGCCTTGGGCTTCGGCCGCACCAGCACGCCGCCGAACGACGCCGGCGCGGTGCAGACCGTGCAGATCGAGCTCTACGGCCGCGCCGGCGATCCGGTTCACCAGACCCGCGACAACACCCCGGTGGTGTTCCACTTCGGCTTCGCGGCCTGCCTGCCGGTCGGCACCGACGTGGTGGTGACGACCTTCTCGGGCGACAGCTCGAACGGCGCGATCGTCGCCAGCAACCACGCGAAGAGCCGCCCCACCAACCTCACCCCCGGACAGGCCGTGTTCTACGACCAGAAGGGCACCCGCATGCTCCTCAGCAACGACGACAACGCCTCGGTGACCGCCGCGGGCACGCTGACCCTGGCCGTGCCGACCGTGCTGATCGACGGCCAGCTCCTGGTGACGGGCAACGTCACCGCGGGCAGCGGCGGCGCCTCGGTCGAGCTGCTCGACCACACCCACGCCCGCTCCGGCGGCACCGGCTCCGGCGGTCCGCCCAACCCCGGATCGTAGGAGCGCCGGATGGCCGACATCGCGCTCGCCTGGCAGCCGCTTGACGCCCGCGGGGACTTCGCCGTCGCCGGCGGCGCCCTGGCCACCGGCAACGACCTCGAGACCGCCGTGCTGATCAGCCTGTTCAGCGACGCCGTGGCCTCTCCGGACTACGTCGGGCCGGACGGCTCGACCGATCCGCGCGGCTGCTGGATCGACACCTACGAGACCGCGGCCGCGGGCGGGACGGTGCTGGGCTCGCTGCTCTGGCCGCTGTTCCGCGGCGTGAAGGCCGGCAACACGAACCTGCCTCTGCAGGCGCAGAACGCCTGCGCGGTGGCGCTGCAGTGGCTCATCGCCGACGGCATCGCCGCCAGCATCCAGGCCGCCGCCGGATGGGTCACGCCGACAGCGCTCGGCATCCAGGTCGTGATCACCAGGCCGAACGGCAGCGCGGTGCAGTTCCGCTACCGCGCACTCTGGGACGCGTTCGCCCCGCCGCGCGCGCCGGCGCCGGGACGGGTGGTCGCGGTGATCCCGCTGAGCACCGACGACGACAGCCTCAGCCTCGGGACCGAGGGGGGCATCACGATCATCGCCGACTGAAACCGGGCCGACTGAAACCGGGGAGCACGCCGCCTTGCCGTATCCGCGCCCCACCCTGACGACGCTGCAGCAGCAGACGATCCAGGACATCATCGCGGCCCAGATCGCGGACCGGTCGGGCAACGTCATCACCGCGCTGCTGCGCAAGTCCGTCCTGCGGGTGCTGGCGTGGGTGGTGGCCGGACTCTCCTACCAGCACTACGGCTACCTCGACTGGATCGCGAAGCAGGCCAACCCCTGGACCGCGACCGGCGAGTTCGCGGTGGGCTGGGGCGCGCTGGTCGGGATCGCCACCAAGGATGCGACCGCCGCGGCGCTCTCGATCGGCGTCTCGGGCGCCACGCCGGGCGCCTCGATCCCCGCCGGCACCCCGGTCAGCCGCCCAGGCGACGAATTCGGCTACCTGACGAGCGCCGCGGTGAGCGTGGCCGCCGACGGCACGGCGACGCTGCCCGTGCTGGCCACGCTGCCCGGCTCGATCGGCAACTGCGACGTCGGCACGCCGATGGTGCTGACCAACGGCCTCGCCGGCGTGCCCTCGAACAGCCTGGCGGTGAGTGCCACGCTCGCGGTGGCCGTCGACCAGGAGAGCGAGGACGCCTTCAAGTCGCGCTACCTGATCCGCTACCGGGCGCCGCCGCAGGGCGGCGACCTCGCCGACTACGTCGAGTGGTGCCTGGCCGTGCCCGGCGTCACGCGGGCGTGGGCGGTGGGCGGCCTCGCGGGCGCGGGCACCGTCTCGGCCTTCACCATGTGGGACATCGCGGAGGCCGCGACCGGCGGCTTTCCCGTGGGCACGAACGGCGTGGCCGGCACCGACGGGCGCGACGTCGCCGCGACCGGCGACCAGCTCGTCGTGGCCAATGCGCTGCAGCCGCTGCAGCCCGTCACCGCCCTGGTCTACGGCGTGGCTCCCGCGCGCCAGCCAATCGCCTTCACCGTGTCCGGCTTGGGTGCGGCGAACACCGCGGCCAACCAGGCGGCGATCACCGGCGCTCTGGCCGACATGTTCCTGCGCCTCGGGCAGGTGGGCGGCACGCTCGACCCCGACACGATGCAGCCGTGGCCGCCGATCGATCCGTCGAGCTGGTACGCCGCCATCGCCTCGGTGCTCGGCACCCAGCAGTTCATTGTGACGGCGCCGCCGGCCCTGTCCTTCATCTCGCTGCCGAGCTCGCTGCCGATCCTCGGCCCTATCACGTTCCAGACCTGACTCATGCCGGTCCTGAATCTTCTGGCCGCCGATTTCCTGGCGGCGATGCAGCGCATGCTGCCCACCGGCCGCGCCTGGCCGCGCGAGCCCGACGCGGTGCAGACCCAGGTGCTGGGCGCGCTGGCGCCGGCCTACGAGCGGCAGACCGCGCGCTCGAACAACCTGCTGGTCGACGCGTTTCCCGCCACCACGGTCGAGCAGCTCCCGGAGTGGGAGGCCACGCTGGGTCTGCCCGACCCGTGCGCCGGGCCTGACGCGACGCTGCAGCAGCGCCAGGAGCAGGTCGTCGCGCGGCTGACCGCGCGCGGCGGCCAGTCGGTGCCCTACTTCGCGACCTTCGCGACGACGCTGGGTTACCCAGACGTCACGATCACGCAGTTCGCCCCCGCCCGCGCCGACCTGCTGGTGGCGGATGCCCCGGTCTACGACCTGGCCTGGGCCTTTGCCTGGCAGGTCACGACGAGCGGCGTCCAGACCACGTATTTCTCGTCCGACGCCTCGTTCGCCGACGAGCCGCTGGTCGCCTACGGCAGCACCGCGCTGGCCTGCGAGCTGGGCCGCCTGAGGCCGGCGCACACGGTGCTGTTCCTGACCTACGCAGCCAGCCCCTAGGAGAGCGCCTTGGCCTACAGGATTGACGACCAGACCAATGCGGCGACGCTGCCGGCGCTACCGGCGGACAACATCGGTCAGCCCGGCTTCTTCACGGGCGGCGCGCCCGGCATTTCGGCGCCGACCCGGGTCCGATACTGGTGGCTCAACATGGTCCAGGAGGAGCTTGCGGCAATCGTCGCGGCGGGCGGGCTGCCGCTGGACAAGGGCAATAACGGGCAGGCGATCGCGGCGCTGAAGGCCCTGTTCGGATACGGCGGCTCGCCCGCGGCCAGCGGTTGGCAGCGGATGTCGGGCGGCGTGATCCTGCAGTGGAGCTTCGGGACCACCGTCACCGGGAACCAGGATCCGCGATACTTCCCGCTGACCTTCCCGAACACCTGCTTCGCCGTGGTGGTCAACGAGGCTGCCGCGGCCGGCTGGAATGGGGGAGGGGGTGGTCCGCAGCCGACGCTTTTCGGCGTGTCGGCGGTCGCCGCAAACGGTTTTTATCTGTCCAGCGTGCGCCTGCTCAGCAACGGCGTGCCGACCTACCAGCCGCTTACCTACAATTACCTCGCGATCGGACGCTGAGCACATGGCGCAGTATGCGACCACCACCCCTGCCGGCGTGCTGACCGGCTTCTATGACAACGACCTGCACGACACGATCCCGCCCGGTGCGCAGATCCTGACGCGAGCGCAATACGACCAATGGCTGGAGGGGCAGGGAGGCCTGCTCTGGCGGGACGGCACCCTTGTCGCCGCACCCCCGCCGCCTGCCGCACCCCCGCCACCTACGCCGACGTTGGCGGAGCTGACGGCCGAGGTGCAGGCGCTGATGGCGCGGATAGGGGCCATGCATCCGGCGGTCGCGGCAGCCTCGTCGGCTGGCACGGCGACCTCCGCGTGACCATGCCGCCGCCCGCCTGGACCGCGTCGCCCTCGCGCACCCTCGCGGCGCTCGGGCCCGCCGGCACCGCGCTGCGCGGCGTGCGCCTGGCGCCCCCGCACCTGCGGTGGCCCGCCAAGGCGCCAGGCGACACGCTGGACTACGCGCTCGACCTCTCCGCATGGCTGGCCGAGGACGGCGACGCCCTGACCCAGGTGGTCGCGTCGATCGCGCCGGCCGGACCCGCCGACCTGTCCCTGGTCTGGATCGCCATCTACGCGGGCCTGCCGACGCTGCTGCTGACCGGCGGCGTCGCGGGCACCGACTACGCGATCGCCCTGCTCGCCACCACCGCGGCCGGCCGGCAGGCGGGCTTCCCGATGCGCCTGTGCGTGAACCAGGGGCCGACCCCATGACCATCGCTCCGACCGCCGCGACGCCGGATGCCACCGCGGCACTCGCCACCGAGCTGCACACGATCGTCGAGCCCGGCACCGCCGCGCTGATGGCCGCCTTCAACGTGCTGATCGGCGACATCCAGACCCTGACCAACCTCGAGGGCGCGGATAAGGCCACGATCGCGGCGCTCACCGCGCACGTCGGGCAGCTGCAGGCCACGGTCAACGCCGCCCAGGGACAGCTCCTGCTGGTCGCGAGCTCGTCCCAGGCCTGACGATCTGTCCGGCCCGTCGCGCCGGATCCTCATTTCCGTCTCACAGGTGACCCGATGGCGAACACCACGATTCTGGGGCTGCCGGCGGCTGTCCAGGCGCAGCTGACCGACAGCCTACCGGTCGACCAGGCCGATGGCACCACGCGCCACGAAACGCTTGCACAGATCGAGACGCTGCTGGCGCCGATGATCGGAGCCGCCTCGACCGTGGCTGGCGCCGCCGGCGCGGCCGGGCGCGGCGTGGCCAGCATCGTCGTGAACAACAGCAGCCAGGTCGTGGTCACGTACAGCGACGGCAGCACCGCCGTTGCCGGCACGATCCCAGCCGGCGGGGGGGCTGCCGTGCCGGCCGCCGGGCTGGTCTACAGCACCGGCAGCACGCTCGCGAACGAGGTGCTGGACTCCTCCATCTCGAACGCCAGCGGCACGCTGGCGGTGGCCTCGTCGCTCACCGGCAGCATCTCGACGCTGGGCACCACGGTGGCATCGGATCACACCAGCCTCGGTACCGCACAGACCCAGCTCGCCAACCTCCTTGCCGGGCCGGGCAGCGGCACGCTCACGCTCGCCGGCAACGTGCTGACGCAGCACAACGCCGCGGGCACCGCCGTGGGCACCCTGACCCTGCCGTCGACCAGCGGCACGATCAATGCGCCGGCCTCGGCGCCGCTGCTGTTCACTGACGCAAGCGGCCAGCTCCACGCCGGTGCTGTCGTCGCGGCGCACGTCGTCTCCACTGGCGGCACGCTGGACCTCGGCAGCGCGGCGCTGCACGGCATCGTGGGCACGGTCAGCACGTCCGGCAGCACCACCACGCTGAACATGCTCGACGGCACGCCGGTGGTGCTGACGGCGCTCGCGGGCACACCGGGTGCCGCGGGCGGACAGGGCGCTCAGGGCATCCAGGGGCCGACCGGCAGCGTCGCGGCGGGCGCGCTCACCGGCAACGTCGTGGCGTCCACGGCCGGCGGCCCGGACCAGCCGCTGTCGACAATCCTGCGCCGGGTGCTGGACTCCGACGATTTCGGCAGCCAGCACAACGGCAACACGATCCAGCAGGTGCTCGGCCTGACGACGCGCGCTGCGGTGGCCGCCTACAAGAACTCGTCCGGCAACACGCCCTACTCCTTTTTCGCGAACTACCCGACCAGCTCCGGCGACGACATCGAAGTATATGCCCCGGTGCCCACGACCTCGGGCAACGTGCTGATGCTGGCAAAGTCCGTGACCCTGCCGGCGGCGGCGAGCGGCTACACCGGGCCGACCGGGCTGTATCAGGGTGCTGCGACCAAGAACTGGTTCCTCTACGTCGGCGGCACGCCCGGGCGGGACTGGCAGCCCGGCCAGTACGCCGTGTTCCCGGGCCTGTCGGCGAACACCAAGGTGCTCGCGACCTACAACAACTGCATCCAGGTCACGGCGCAGCCGGCCGGCACCACCTGCGCTGCCGGCACGGTGGGCTACATCGGCGCCAACATGGCGGCCCTGGTCAAAGGCCAGCAGGTCTGGGCGGCGCAGGGCATCCAGCCCTTCACCCACATCAGCAGCATCTCGGGCCTCACGGTGCTGCTGGACAAGGCCGTCGACACCACGTCGAAGGACAGCTACGGCAACCAGATCAGCGGCGTCTTCCAGCTCCAGCCGATCCACATCTTCACGCCGCTGTCCGAGTCCAGCTTGTGCGGCTTCATGACGATGGACAGCCTGGCGCTGCCGGCGTCGGTCTATGCCCAGCAGAGCTACGACGGTTCGAGCGAGGGCACTCACTGGTCGCGCGGGCAGCACGTCATCAACGTGCCGATTCGCGTCGTCGGTATGGCCGGCAGCGTGCACGGCGCGGAATGCTACCAGACCGACCTGCGCTCGCAGTGCAACGCCTTCGCGCTGGTCAGCATGTTCCCGCCGCAAGCGGTCAAGGTCACGTATGGCGACCTGTTCTTCCGGCCCTACAGCGGCTTTCAGCAGGCGGGGCTCTACGTCGAGGGCAATTCCGAGCACCAGCCGGTGCAGAACAACGCGAGCAATACCGCGGGCAGCGTGTCGTTCTACCGCATGGACGGTACCGCGTCCTGGGGCGGGGGCACCACGACGCCCTTCGGCGCGGCCCAGCTCATCCGCGCGCGCCACTGCGGCGGCGTCCAGGCCCACGACATCAGCCTGGACCGTGGCTACGGCAATGACCCGTCGCCATATAACTCGTGCGTCATCAGCGTGGCCAACTGCGTGTTCTGTGAGTTCAACCGCTGCGGTGGCGACTTCGTGCAGGCGGTGGTGCTGGGCGAGGGCTACGGCGAGGATTGGGCCTTCCAATCCATGAGTTCGTCGCCGTCCGGCTACATCTTCGACAACTGGCTCGCATCGGTGCTGGTCGGCACCCAGAGCGGGCTGCTGATCGTCAAGGTGCACGGCGGGGACATGGATACCTTCTACGAGGGGTATCGCATCTGCTTCGCGAGCGGCGTCACCATCGGCGACACCGAGATTCAGGAGCCGGAGACGCCGTCCGCTCCGGCGCCCGGGCTCGCCACGACCGCGAGCCTCGGCCTTTACGCCTGCACCAGCGGCACCGTCGAGGGCATCAACGGTGGCAGCGGCACCACGGCGGCCGATGCGATCCAGCTCAACCCCTACGACCTCGACGGCGGGCAGCTCGGCACCACGGGGATCGCGTTCGGGCTTATCAACGTCGGCGGCTACGCGGCGGCGATCCGGGTCGCACCCGGATGCAATGGCAACGAGTTCGACGACGCGACGATCCTGCTGAACGGGAGCTCCACGGGCGCGATCGTGGACGGCGGCAGCAACAGCCACCTGAGCAGCGCGCCGGAAAGGAACAAGGCAACCTGCTACTCCAACCCCGCCACGCTCACCACCACGCCGAGCCAGATCCCGCTGGCCGGCTACCTCGATAAGACCGGAATGTTCGCGGCCGGGAACGGTGCTGCGACCATCAAGGTCGCGGGCACCTACATCGTGACCGGCACCATGGCGGCGGCGGACGCGGGCAGTGCGGGCGCACCCGCGGCGGGTGTCCAGATCGGCCTCCAGGTCAACGGCAGCGTCATGGGGGCAGGCCCGGTCGAGTGGGCCACGGCCGGGTCCGCCCACACCACAGCGCGCTACGATGAGACTTTCACGTTGGCGGCCGGCGAGGTGGTGACGCTCAACGGCCAGACGAGTAGCGGCAGCGCCGCCATGCAGAACGCGCATTTCACGCTGCTGTGCATCGACCTGACCTGATGGCGCCGCTCTCCAGAACGCCGCCCCGGCGCAACATCCTGCGCCTCACGCCTTGCGAGAACGGACCCATGCATAGCGACGCCGAACCGATCAAAGCCCTCGACAGACCGACGCGGTCGCGCGCCGCGCTGCATTTTGCGCGGTGGCTGCCCACCGGCATCACGATGGTGCACGCCGCGCTCACGCTCGTCATGGCGATCTGGGCCTGGACCCTGTGGCTGCCGGAGAACACGTTCGCCAGCTCGCGCATGTACGACCTGTTCCGGGTGTGCTGGCCGTTCAGCGAGCGGGGCTGGGCGCTGGTGTTCTGCGCCCCGGTGCTGGCCGGCGTGGTGGCGCTCGTCCTGCCGCGACGGCACAAGGTCCTGCGGCTCAACCTGTCCGGCGTCCTGATGGTCTCGCACGTCCTGCTCGCGCTGATGACGCGCGGCGGCAACCCGGCCGGCACCGGCTGGCGCATCTACGCATGGGTGTTCGTGCCGCTGGCGATCTGGCGCATCCTGGCGGAGGCGTACGTCGAATGGATCCGGTCCTGAGCCTGCGCCTGCGCCATCGCCCGTCCAACGGCCTGCTGCTGTTCACCGCCACGACCATGGCACTCGGCCTGGCGATGATGTGCCGCCCGGAGTGGGTGCGCTCGCACGACGCATTCGACTACCTGGACTACGTCAATCTCAACCTGGCCGGCGGCATTGTCGTGGCGGCGGCGCTGTGCCAGCTCGCGGCGGACGCGATGCTGTGGCACCTGTGGCGGGCGGCGGCGTCATGCGTCGTGGTGGCGGTCTACACCGGGCTGGCGCTGGGCACCTGGAGCGCCGCGCCCGCGATAGCCGGCGTCATGTATTCCAGCGCGGCGGCCACGAACCTGCTGCTTGCCATCCGACGAATCTGAGGGTGGCCCGTGTCAGCAAATCCGCAGAACTGGCTTGACGCCCTCCTGGCGAGCAACCCGCTCGTCTGGCTTGGCTCGCTCGGCACCGCCGTCGGCGCTTGGGCGGTGGCCCTCAAGACGATCCGCACCTCCAAATTCGAGACCTTGCGCGCCCAGAACGACGTCGACGAGGCGCTGCGCAAGCAGATGTCGGCCGACGTCGCGGACGCCTTTAAGCGGCGCGACGAGGAGATCACCCGCCTGACGGCCGATGCTCTGCGCAAGGACCAGGCCATCCAGGCCCTGCGCGACGACGTCGAGCTCGGTTGGGGCAAGGCGCGTGCCATGGAGGCAGCGTTCTACGCCTTCGTGCGGCACGACTTCGGCGCTCAGCAGACGGTCAACGAGGGGCTGTTCCGCTCGCTGGGGTGGCTGCTCGAGGACCCCGTGGACCCGGACCGCCGCGTCCGCGCGCAGCACATGCTCGATGCCCAGAAACCGTATGTCGATCCGGTCGTGCCGACGCTGGCCGAGATCGAGGGAAAGCGCGCACCATGACCGCCAGCACCTTCCTGACCACCGCCCTGCCATTCGTGCTGCGCGAGGAGGGCGGCTACGTGAACGATCCGCTCGACCCGGGCGGCGTGACGGACCACGGCATCACGCTGGAGGCTTATCGCACTTGGAGGCGCGACCCGCGCGCCACCGCGGCGGAGCTGGAGGCGATCGGGCAGGCCCAGATCACCGCGTTCTACGGAAGTGTGTGGAACCAGGCGCGAGGCGACGATCTGAAAAGCGGCGTCGACCTCATGGTCTACGACCACGTGGTGAACTCCAACCTCAACGCGAGCCGGCTGTTCCAGCGCGTGGTCGGGCTGACCGGCGATAAAGTGGACGGCTGGATCGGCAGCGAGACACTGGCGGCCGCGGCCAGGGTCGACGCCGGCCACCTGGCGCTGCGGATGCTGCCGGCGGGGGTCAGGCTGTTCCAGGAGGCAGCCGGCCTGCGCGTCGACGGGCGCGCGGGAGCGGACACCATGGCCGCGATGAAAGCGCAGCTGTCGGCCACGCTGGTTGCCGCGCTGCACGACGCCCAGGACGCCTACTACCGCGTGCTGCCGGGCTTCGCGCATGACGGGCGCGGCTGGGAGGCCAGGCTCGGGCGGCGCGGCGCGCTGGCGATGTCGCTGGCGCTGCCGCCGGCCGGGCGCCTGCGGGCGCCCATCTCGTGATCGAGCTGCGGGTGATCCCCGCCCCGGGAGGCGGCGCCACGCTGCACCTGACGGGCCTGGGCGGCTGGGCGGCGTTCGATCTGGACCGCGCGCAGCTCGAGCGCATCCACCAGGCGACCGGGCAGGCGCTGCGCCAGCCTGCCGAGACAGCAGGATCGCTGGCGGAGTTCCTGGGGCGGCTGAGATGATGCGCCACCTTCCGTCGGCCTCCGGCACCACGATCCTGGGCGTCTGGACGCTGGTCTACCTCGCCGCGTCCGCGCTGCTGCGCCACTTCGGGTACCCGGCGGAGGCGGCCGTGGCGCTGGCGGCGGTGGGCGTCATCGTCCATCCGCAGGTCAACCGCTCCGTCCCAGTCAGCGAGGCCTCACCGAACGACCCGCTGCCGCAAGCCCGGGACTGACCTCCGACCGCCAGGGCGGCACGCCGCCGCCCCGGTCGCCGCGCGCCCCGCCGTGCGGCCCACAGCCGATCCGAGATCCCACCCTGCCGACGGCGCCTCGCGCGCCGGCGGCCCGCCCCGTCCGGGCATGAAGGAGATCCACCGTGTCCCTCGAAACCATCGCCTGGCTCGCCGTGGCGCTTGGCCTGCTCGCGCTCGCGCTCTCCGCCTGCGGCCTGGTCTGTATCTTCCGGCGCCAGGGCACCTGGGAGCTGACGTCCGCCTCGGCTGGCGCCGCGGTCCGCGCCGCGAACCGGGCACACGAGAGCGCCACCATCACGAAGGGAGCGGTCGACACCTTGGTCGGCATGCTGTCGCCGCCGAGGCTGCCCGCACCGCCTGCGGAAGATCCCACGCCGGCCGCAGCGGCCGAGCCGGAGATCTCCGCTCCGCCGCCCGAACCGGCTCCGCCTGCGTCGGCGTCCAAGTCCATCGACCCGGTGCAGTTCCCGGTGCCCGACGTGGCGCCTGGGGCGGACTGGGAGGGACGCCTCGCCCTAATGCACGGGCGCATGGACGCGCTGCTGACGCTGCAGGAGCGCCTGGCCGCGGCAGCGCTTGCTCCGCCCGCCCCGCTTGTTCTCAACCCTCTGTCGGCGGCGCCTGCCCAGACCGCCGCACCAGCGGCGCCGCTTGTCGCCCTGCTGCCTGTCACCGCGACGGCGACCGCGACGCCGGCCTAGCGCCGCGCGGCCCGGACAGGCGCATGGGTATCCGGACGGGCGAGCCATCCCGACTACACGCTCATCCGCTGGCCGTCAGAGCCCCACGGACGAAATCAACCGGTGCAGCTGGCTGACCTCGCCGCGGGTCCGCCGCGCAGCCTGGCGCACCCTCTTTCCCAAGGAACGCCATGTCCGGCACTCGCATCCCGGCGCTCGTCGCGCTGGTGAACTTCGCCACGTTCCACGCGGGCGACATCGTCGCGACCGACGCGGCGACGATCGCCTCCTTCGTCGCCCAATATTCTGCGCACCAGATCGCCCACACCCTTGTGCCTTACGGCACGCAGGCGGTCGGTGGATCGAGCTCGCCGGGCACGATCGCGCCCACGGTATCGGGCGGGTCGGGCGGCGCGAGCACGGTGCCCAGCGGGACGGGCACCACGGGCGGGGGCACGGCAGGAACCGGCGCGGGGCTCACGGCGGCGCAGCAGACGGCGCTCAGCCCAACCGGGGATGTGTCCAGTGCCACCGTGGGCACGCTCACCCTGGCGCAGCTCGCCGCCGAGGTGGCGCAGATCGCCGGTATCGCCTTGGACCCGTCCGGCACCGGCGCGGCTCCCACGGGGCCCACCACGATCTCCGTCGCTGGCACCTACCAGGCGCTGTGCGCCCCCGGAAGCATCGCCAACGGCGCCTATCTACAGAACCCCCCGAGCAACAAGGTTCCGCTGTACGTGGATACCGCCGGGGCAACAGGCACAAGCCTAGCCCCCACGTCTATTGCAATACAGCCGGGGCAGACTTGGCGGACTGTGTTCAAGCCTACCAACGCCGTGACTGTATTCTCGACCGCCCCCATCTCCTTCCAGGCAGGAACCTTCTGACATGCGCGCACTTCGTCTCGCCCTTCTGCTGTCCGTTCTGGCTGCGCCGGCCGCGTTCGCGCAGTCACTCGCCGGCGGGGCCGGCGGGTCCAATGGCAGCCCCTCCGGCGTGCCGAGCACCACCCCTGGCACCGTGGCCGCCTCCGCCGCCTATGCGATCGGCCCCGATGGCACCTATATCGGCGGCGCGCAGGGTGACGCGCCGTGGTCGGGCACGGGCAACGGCTCTCTGACCGCCATCAACAAGGCCATGTGGGGGCTGCTCAACGGCGGGCTCAAGGTCACGCCGCAGGGCACCACCACGGTCTCCGTCAGCAACTTCCCCGCGACGCAGCCTGTCAGCGGTGCGGTCTCGGTCTCCAACTTCCCGGCGACGCAGCCGGTTTCCGGCACAGTGACCGACGTGGGGCTCGGCGTCACCACGGCGCAGAGCGGCGCGGCCACCAGCGCCACGGCAGGCACTTTCACGGTGGCGCTGGCAGCATCCGGCACCCGCAAGGGCTGTTCCGTTCAGAACACCAGCTCGACCGTCGAGTACTTGTTCCTGGGCACCACCGCCAGCGCGACCACGGCCAACTCGTTTCAGGTCGCGGCTGGCGGCACGTTCAACTGCGCGTCGCCCGCCGGAACAATCGCGCAGGATGCGGTCAACATCGCGGCTCCGGGCGCCTCTGCCGCGTACATCCTGGCCGCGCAGTAAGCGCACGCCGCTGCCCGACTGAAGTCCTGAACACAGCAGGGGTGCCGCACACATGACCCGCCTTACTCTTCTCGCGTTGGCAGCCCTGCTGGCGGCCCTGCCGGCGTGGGGGCAGAGCCTCACGCCAGGACCGGCACCCGTGCCCACGGTGCCTGTCACCGCCCGTGCGCCAGGGTTCGCCGACGACACCACCGCAGGCTACCCGGTCGGCTCGACTTGGCTGGCCGACGACCTCTACACCAGCCAGATCGCGACGGCCGGTGCGGCGGGCTGGATACGCACGCCCAACCGGCTGCTGCCCGGCGACCAGATCGGGCTGCGGCTGAGCACGGTGGCACTGGCGGCGACGGGGACCGGCTACGCAATCGGCAACAGCGTGACAGTGACCGGCGGCGCGGTCCTGACAGTGGCGTCGATCACCGGGGGCGGCAGCACCGGGCCGATCGGCACCGTGACCCTCACCAACCCAGCCTACCACGCCTGCTACAACGCCACCGCCGGCGGCTTGGCGCAGCTCGCGACCAGCGGCGGTGGCACCGGGGCGACCTTCACCGGCACCTTCCTTGGGCCCACCCTCTACGGCGCGCGGCTGCTGACCGTCTGCTACAAGGCGAACAAGGCGGTTGACCTTGCGAACAGCGTGGTGCCGCAGACCACCATCGGCTTCGCGCCAAGCGGGCTGATCGACTATGCGACCATCGACAGCCTGTTTCCGACCGGGCGCCCCGCGGTGGTGACGCTCTACGACCAGGGCATCGGCGGCGCGAACGCCTCCAACTCGCTCGGCTACGGCTGCACCATCAGTCCGCTGCGGGTCGTGCGCGGGGTGCGAACGCTGGCCTGCGATGGCGACGCGAGCCAGGGCGGCCCGCTCGATAGCGGCGCGCCGAATGCGATCACGTCCGAGAACCTGCCGGCCGCGGTGTCGGTCAGCAACCAAGCGCTCACCCTGGTGTTCGTGGGTGGGGTGCAAAGCCTCGACCACAAGACCGGCCTCCTCAACGTCGGGGGCAACGGCAATCCCAATTCAGGGCTCTACAACAAAGGCTACAGCGCGCTGCCCAACATCGGGCTCGCGAATGGTAGCACGGCCGGGGCGGTGTGCCCAGGGATGCCGTACGACCGCGACAATGTCGTGTTCGGGGTCAATGGCCCCGCAGGCAGCTACTGTGCGATGAACGGTGCCGTGGGCACGCCAGCCGCAAGCAGCACGCCCACGGCAGGCACCATCGCCAATGGGGAGCTTGGCTACTTTCCGGACGGGTCGGGCTATGCCTATGACGACTACAATGCCGCCATCATCGTGCCCTGGACGATGGGCGCGGCTGAAATCGCTGCAGCCGATGCCAGCATCCAGACGACGTTCGGCATCCAGCGCCAAGTGCACAGTGTCGTGGAGATCGACGGGGACAGCGATACCGATGGGCACGGCTCGCCGGGGCAGCATGGCTGGGCGCGGATGTTTGCCGAGCAGCTCGCTCTGGTCAGGCCGGATATCAAGATGGTGGACGCTGCCTACTTCGGCACCACGATGGGCGGGGCTGCCGCCAACGGCTCACCGGGCTCGCGCCTGACCGAACAGCCGCTGAACGTCTTGCCGGTGCTGGATGCTGCCTACGCGCAGAGTGCGCCGAACGCCTGGGTTGTGCTCGGACCGATGGGCAACAACGACTTCACCAGGGGCGATACGCCCGGGCAGGTCGAGAGCTACTACACGCAGTATTGCACGGCTGTGCACGCGCACCATGGTCTGTGCGCCGTGTCCTACTTCTCGGCGAGCCTCACGGCGGGTGGGTCCGGGCAGACACTCGCGGCGTGGCTGGCGGCCAGCACGGCGACTACCAACGCGGACGCCGACCTGGTGATCCAGCTCACGAGCTGCCCGGCCGGCTCGCTTACCTGTACCCAGAGCGACGGGCTGCACCCCAACCAGGCCAACGATGGGTTCCAGGCCGCCTCGGTCCTGCGCGCCCTCGCCCCCGTGCTGCATTGAGAGGCCCCGCCATGTTCCGCACCATGCTCCTCGTGCTCGCCGTGTGCCTGCCGGGCTTCGTGTTGGCGCAGAGCCCATCTCAGCTCGCGTCAACCTCGGTGGCCCTGGCCGGCACGCTGATCAGCGACGACCCGAACAACACGCAGGGGTTTGGCGCCACCGCGCTGGCCAATGGTGTGCTCAATATCGAGAAAATCACCGGCATGGTGTTCGGTGCTGGGCAGAGCGCGTCGGTCCAGTCCGCGAACGGCACGCTGCTGCAAAAGGCCTTCAACTACTGCGATTCAGCCGGCGTCGAGTGCGACGAGCCAGATGTGCTTACGGTCGATTTCAACCTGACAGGCGGCCTCATTGTCCCCGCGTCTTCCAATGGATGGAAGGGCCGCTTCAACAAACGGTTTAACTTGCGGCAGGGGGGGGTCAACACCCCTTGCCTGGTGATCGGCGATCCGACCGGAGCCAACCCCAAAGGCGACGTGGATTGGGACGGCGGCGAATGCAACTACATCAACGATCAGACCGGGCAGCAGTCCTCCGTCACGCTGCTTGAGGGTTCCCTGCTGTTCTCGAGGATCAGCAACCTCACCGGCAGCAGCGAGACGCTGGCGAACGGGCAGGCCGTGCATCCCGGGTGGGACTGCCACGATCGCGGCAGCCGCACCGGCAACGGATTCAGTTTTCAGAACACCCACAGCAAGATAGTGTGCAGCGGCGCGCAGGCCTCCCTGTTCCGCAACAACTTCAACGGGACCGGGAATATCAGCGAGGACATGTATTACCACAATGGCGGCAGCATCTCCGGTGCCGGCCTGCTGAGCGACGCCGGGATATATTGGGGCGGCAACGGGCGCTCGGATGACGTGTGCATACGGTGCAACTACGAGCATTTCTACGCCAACACCCCAATCAGCTTCCAGACAGACGCGAACACCACCCTGATCGGGACGCACATCGAGGATGTAGGCACGCCCTATACCCTGTTCTCGTTCACGGGCTCGCAAGTGCGGCTGATCGGGACCAAGATCCTCAATTTCCGGGGCATCACGGCGACCGCGACCCCCGTGAGCGCCAACAACGTGCAGCTCTTCCGGGTCAATTACGGCGCCCAGGTCGATGTCGATGACCTGGCCCTGCAGTGGGACGGCAGCGCGCCGTTCACCAGCACCGGCTCGGCGCTGTTTGCCGGCACGCCCGGGACAGAGGGGCTGGACGCCGACGTCGCTTTCCGGCTGCACACTTTCACGCTGTCTGACGTGTCCGGCGCCACCAACAGCCAGAACATGGTCCTGGAGCCCGCCCTGCCGACGCCGCTGTCCATCCTCCAAAAATTCGGCACCTACACGTACGACCGGCTCCAGCCCTCGACGGTCGGCGCCGAGTTCAGCATCGCCAGCAGCTTCACCCTCTACGGCGCGCACGAGCACGCCAAGGTCCTCATCCCGAACAACCTGGGCGCGGTGAGCACGGTCACCCTGGCCAACACGCGAATGCCATCGGGCACCGTGGGGTCAAGCCTGGCGGTGCCGGCCGGGGCGTGGATGGAGATCGACCGCACGGGCAGCGGCACCGCGGCGAACGCCACCACCGTGAACAACGGGGCAGGGACGGCGATCGGGACCATCACGGCACAGGGCTACACGCTCTATGGGTCGAACGGGTCGCAGTTTGGGGCCGTGCAGTAACGACGATCCCGCCTCGCCCAAGGCGACCGTGCCGCCGCAGGATCACCCCTGCGCCCGGGGCGCATCAGGGAACGCCGCGTGCGATCGTTACGGAAAACTCAAACTGACCCACTACCTAAAGAGCACTCGCCTTGCTGTGCCGACCGATAGCGGAACGGCAAAAGAACAATAGCTGAACCAGATGGCCTCTGTGTTCATAAGAACACACGGTCACTGTGGAAGGTGTGCGCAGGGGGATCGGGAACCCCTGCAAACATTGGTCGGAGTAAGAGGATTCGAACCTCCGGCCCCTGCGTCCCGAACACAGTGCTCTACCAGGCTGAGCTATACTCCGACCGTGGCGCGGCTATAGCGGCTGGCTCGGCCTGGGGCAAGCGGCTTGCGGCGGCTACATGCGCTCGACGCGGCCCGGCGTGGGTGCGGTGCCGGCGTCGAGGCGGCGGAGGACGGAGGCGACGTCGGGCAGGACCTCGAACAGGGTGCCGCAGGGCTCGTCGGCGAAGCCGTCGCGCACGGCGGCGGCAAAGGCGGCGAGCAGGCCGTGCGCCCAGCCGCCGACGTCGCAGATCAGCACCGGCTTGTCGTGCAGGCGGAGCTGACGCCAGGTGATGATCTCCACCGTCTCGTCGAGCGTGCCGAGGCCGCCGGGCATGGTGACAAAGGCGTCAGCGAGGCTGAACATGCGCTGCTTGCGGGTGTGCATGCTGTCGGTGACGGTCAGGTCGGCGACGTGCTCGTGGGCGGCCTCGGTGCGGGTCAGGAACTCGGGGATCACGCCGCTGACGTCGCCGCCGCCGGCGAGTGCCGCGTCGGCAAGCACGCCCATCAGGCCGATGCGGCCACCGCCGTAGATCAGGCGCATGCCGCGCTGCGCTAGGCCGGTGCCGAGGGCCTCGGCGGCGCGGGCCATGGCGGGGTCGTGGCCGTGGCGCGAGCCGCAGAACACGGCGACCGAGCGGATCGGGGAGGCAGGCGGCATGGCGGGCTCCAGTCTCGGCGGCGGCAGGCGTGCGGCGATCGCGGGGCCTGGCGAGGATGGTCGGCAAGCAGCGGTTTTTGTGGCGGGGGCGGCGGGCGGATGCAACCGTGCTGCGGTCAGGCCAGGGGTGATGCACGTGACGGGTTGGCGGCGCGGTTGCGGAGGGTGGTGCG